ACTTCCATTTCGTTGAACTTACTCTTCTGAGAAGAAGTTGTGTTGGCATCAAGTGACTTCAGCTTAGCCTTAAACATCATCAACAATCGCTGCTCTGCAGGAATAAGAGAAACAACATATTCGTATGCACCTCTTGCAACCTGTCCTGTTCGGTCGATACGCCCACGCATCTGAACCTCATCATTCACGTCAAGCTGCTGCTGAGCCACGATCATTACACGCTTCTTCTGGTCCTTATACTTGCTCGAAGCATGAAGGGAAATACCAGTTGCTGCACTCTTGTTGAGAATAAGCGCATCAATCTTACCATCGTTAAAGTCGCGCGCGAGTTTCTTCTTGTCTGTATCAGCACGCTTAACCTTGGTAACAGTTCCGTTGTCGTTATAAACGAACTCGGTCTGTCTACCGGTTAGTTCGCCTACCTTATAACCTGCCTTCTGCAACTCGTTCTTGATAACATCAATAGGGGAGAGTGAAAGACCTGTACTTGTCTGCTCAATCTTCTTTTCCAGTTCGTGATAAGCCTCAACAGCCTCATCACCCAAATCCGAAAGCTTGATGTAGCCGCTTTCACTATTATCCTTTGCATCCTTCTTGGTATAGCGAAGTGTACCTTCAAGACCCTTCTTCAAAGATGTACCCAAGTCTGGTGCGTCCATTTCCTCACCAAGCGCAAGGTTGCCAGTCTGAGATTCGTTGGTATTGTTCAACGCAATCACAGGCTTCATGCCCTGCTTCAAATAGTCGATGGCACGCTCTGCAGCAGACTTCGCTTTCAAGGAGAGAAGTACCTGCTGAACGGTATTGAATGCCTTGCTGGCAAATGGCTGGTTCTTAATTCCCAGGGCAGCCGTTCCCTTTTTGATTCCAATGGTAGACTGAATGGCAGCCAGCTCCTCATTACGCTCATCCACGTAACTTGAAACATATTTCTTTTGGAAATTGATAATATCATTAAACAATCCGATGATACTATCATACTGTTCTCGCTGCTCCTGCACTCGCCCAGGATCATCAATAGCCTTCCAGTCGATGGTTACGCCAGTCATATCTCGCTCACGGCGAATCATCTGACCGCATTGTGTCAAGGTCTGGCTCATGATTTCCTGCAAGGTTGCGCCACCACGCTTCACCGCATCAATCAAGTCGGATGATTTCATACCGCCCTCATTCATAGCAGTACGCAAAGCGTAGATAGGCATATTGTCTGGTCGCTTGGCAAAGGTAGCAGAGAAGAAGGTAACGTTCTTTGCCTTCTGAATAATGTGTTGGAAATAGTTGCCCTGACCGCTATTGCCACCAGCCGTATGGCTTTCGTCAAGGATAAGATAGGCGTTGTCCATCAGTTTTTCTATAGCATCACGTCTTCTTTGTCCGCTAAGGGCAGCAGCGCCGAATGTCTTACCCTTCGCAAGTTTCTTCTCTTTTCGGGCACCATTCTCGTCAAACTCGTAGACTCCATTGCTTACTTGGCTGTAAGTAGTCAATACATAATCGTATTCGTCTGGAAGTTTTCCGTTCTTTTCGACATAATCAAGCACTCGCTTCACCTCACTCTTCGATGGCAAAGCAAATACCACTTTTCCGTCTGAGTCGGTAATGGCAGCTTCCTTGGCACTACCGAATACAAATGGTCTTAGGTCTGGGCTGCCAATATCCACCAAGTCACGATAAACATCGCTCAGCAATCCTGCTGTCTTGGTGAAATACACAGGAACCTGACCCTGCTTCTTGGCGTATCTGATAAGCGAAGCAGCCTGTCTTCCCTTACCGATACCGGTCATGTCGCCGATAATAAAGGCGTTGCCCTTCTTTGCCTGCTGCAAGGCAAGGGCTACAGAGTCAACCTGCTCTGCGGCAAGATGAGAATACAAATCGTCCTTATCGTTATAGCCCAGTTCGTCAACAAGGAACTGGTCGGCATCGCCCAACTTTTCAAGATTCTTATTAACCGCCTCCTGCTGATCGGCAGGCATAACAGCTTTCAGAGTGAATGGATTTTCACTCTTAGGGTCGTAAGTAACTTTCTCGGTGCTTAGTCCACGTACGGATTTGTCCACCCGCTGTAATTGTCCCCGTGGTCCGCTTCCGCTCCCGGCGTTGGTAGATTCATCAGTACTTGGCTGAGCGTCATTCCGTCCAGCTCCTCCTGATCCATTTCCTCGCTGCTCATTGGTTCCAGCGGTTGGTTCTTTGCTTGGAGAAGGCTCTGTCCCTGTTCCGTCTGCTCTACTATCTCCATTAGGAAGTCCTCCATCTTGTCTTGGCTCGGTTCCTCGTTGATTTTCCAAGTCATCATGGGTTCCTGATACGGAAGTGGAGTCAAATAGGTCAGGCTCTCGCTCACCATCTGGTTTGCTTCCTCCTCGTTCTCCTGCTCGTACTCTCTCTTTAGGAGTACCAGCAGCGCCTTGTTGATCAAGTTCTGGTTGAGCACTTCTTGTTTCTCCTCCGATGGAAGAATCCATCCGTTCACTTCGTAGTATATCATCTTCAATTCGTTTATAAAGTTCGTCATAATCTTTCACGGTTTCCGCTCTTGCCTTATCCTTTACAGGAGGAAAAATATTCTCGTCCAAGCGTCTTCCGTTTATTAATATAATACGTGTAGGATAAGAAGTTCCCTGCTTTGCATAGAGACTACCATCCACATTAATCACGTCCTCCACATTATAGTGACTATAGAGATAACCAAGGAAAGCCTTATCTTTCGGATTCAGGCTTCCGTTCTTGGCGTATTCTGTCTTTCCGCCGATGATAATGGCAGCACGACCATCATCCTTCATGCTCTCCAGGGCGTTGATAGCCATCTGTCCTTCCAAAGAAGAAATCTTATAGCCGTCATACTCCTTAGGGATTGCACTTCCGAATGGTGGATTTGTTACCACCACGTCAACGTCCTTGTCTGCAAAAGGCTGGGTTCCGTCCTGACTGGTCACGTTCTTGAAGCCCTGTCTTCTCAGGTTCTCCAATCTCTGAGCATCAATGTCGTTCACATGCACCTTATCCATTGGCAAGCCGATGGTAAGCATACCATTGCCTGCACTTGGCTCCAGCGCACTCTTTATCTCCTTGCCGTTACCCTTCACATACACATCTGCGAGATAAGCGTAAGGGGCAGGGGTAGAATACTGCTGTTTCATCACTCGCTCAGAATCACGCTGGTTGAGTGAAGGCTGTCTGTTATATAGAAGCTTTATCTTTGCAAACTTAACATCATCACTCATAGCCTTGCTTGAAGCATACCGCCTTGCCATTCCTACAACAGCGGTTTCCACCAACTCTTGTAAGTCGGTATCCTTAGTGCCTTCAAGACCACAATCTTCGGCAATCTTTCTCATACCCGCAATGCCAGTCTTAAATTCTCCCATAGAAAGAACTGTCTGAATGCGGTTGATGAAGCTATTCTCCTTCTGCTTTCTTTCCTCGGCATTCTTGGAGTCACCAACCAGATTCTCCTGATGCTTAGGAGAAGTCTTCTCGTAGTAGTCAGCCCAGTCCTTCAAGCTCATGCGCTGCTCGCCATCACGATAGCGAATATTCATCATCTGCTCGTAGATAGCATCCACATCTTCTTTCTTGAAAATCTTGGCAGCAGGAGCAAACTCCTTACGCATTTCCTTTACTACGTCTTCAAGATTGTGCATACCTCTCTTAATTCTAAGGTAAGCATTCTCTGCCATTGCACTCACCAGTTTAGGCAACACCTCTAATTGTCTTGAATTAAGACCGATAAAGGAAGAAGAAACCTCATCCTTACCAGCATTCATAAGTTCTTTCCACAGGTCGTTGACCTTTTTGTTTGAAGCTGATACCGCTGCATCGTCTGCTTTCTGCTGAGGCTTTTCGCCCTGTTCTATTTTCGTTTTCTTCTCCTTCTCGAATCCTTCTGCTGCATTCTTGATTTCTTCAATAGGATTAGCAGATGGTTCTGTTTTAGAAGTGTCAACCTTTTGCTCAGCATTCAATTCCTTACGTTTAGCATAGATGCTTTCGTAGATTGCACGGTGCAAATCATCTGTCACTTCTCCGTTCAGATAGTCCAAAGCCATATCCTTGGATAAATCATCCACGTCAGACTTCATGATTTCCTCCTCAGTCAGAGGATGCTCTTTCTTAAATTCAGCGGCAGCAGCCTCAATCGGGTTAAACTGAGGGTCTGTCTTCTCTTCTCTTGGAAGGAGACGCATACGGTTCCAATCATAAGAATTTGCACCATTGGCTTTTCTTACAAGGTCGATGCCCTTATAAATCTCCCTTTCTCTCTCTTCGATTTCGTCAGGGTGCATACTCAATAAGTATTCATCACCCAAACCCTTCATTGCGTTAATCAACCAACTTGCCTGCCTCTTATTAGGAATCATACCCTCAAGCCCAGACTCCCACAAATGCTCTCCCTTAGCCAACTTCATCAGATAATTCATCTGTTTCTCAGTGGCGGAAGGGATAGGTTCGTCAGTAATCTTGTCAAGAACACCCTTTGTGTAGAGATTAAGAACGATGTCTATAGTGGTGCTGCTGGTTCTTTGGCGGCCGCCATATTCATCGTACGGAATACCATAGTACTCTGCCAAAAGCTCCTCAGCATCGGCAAGCATACCCCAAGCCTCATCCTTCCTCTTAACTGTTCCACTGGCAATCCTGTCAAGCAAAGCCTGCTTTCTTTCAGAAATTGTAGCTTTAGGATTAGCTGAAACTTTGGTAGCTCCAAGTTCCTTATCGCCAGTCTCTTCTACTCTTGGTCGCTCTGGTTCTGCTCCTTCTCCTGCTGATCCATTTCCTCCTGATGTTTCTTGTTTAGGTTCTTGAATGCCTGAAACATCATTGCCTCCTTCATTTTCTGAATGTCCTGTGCCATAATCTTGCCATTTTTTAAAGTTTAAATACTCGTTTATCAACTCTTCCTTGGTAGGAGCAGCCTCGAACATATTGCCCTCACCAGTATTTCTTGAAGCGGCAATTCTGTTGTACTCATCAAGCAAATCTCTGAAATCAGAAACCTTGCCCTCCAAGGCTAAAGCCATCATCTGAGAGATAGAAGGATAACGCTTTGCTGCGTCCTCACCGAACATATCCGGTGTTCTCAGCAGTGTATCAACCTTATTGCCACCCTGTCTTGCCTCATAGAGCAACTGGATGGCTTGGTCAATCTCATCACGAAGAGAGTAATCGCCAAGTTTCATATTATCCATTACCGAACGGATAGCGTTGATAGCCTTATTCTTCACCGCAGAGTCGATGCCAAGCATTCTGATAGTCTCTGGCTTAAAGATGGAACCAAGGAGAAGGTTCTTCACATACTCCCTGCCTTGTGCAGAAAGGCGCTCAGGACTATCCATCATCTGCGCCACCTCGTTCTGTCCGATGATGCCTTTATCTACTAACGTCTTAACCAAGTCATTTATTGCCTTGGAATTGTTAAAGAAAGCATCGAGAGAGCCGCTTCCCTCAATCTCGGCTACAATAGCGCCTACTTCGTCAGAAGTCAACGTCTTGGCCTTGGCTACTGCCTGTTCGGTATTACTTTGCGTCTTCTTCTCGTTGCGGTTGAACTTGGAGAAGGTAGCTGTATCGTATGGTAATCTCTCATCGGTCACCAATACCAGACGTGGGTGCTCGATTCCGCTTTGCTCAATCTGCTCTCTTGTAAAGCCGAAGTTCTCGGCATTCTCTAAGAGGTCGTTGATGTATTCTCCATCCGTACCTTCCTTTGCTGCCTTCTGTCCTGCCATAGTTCTACCATTGCCATCATATACGATACCCTCGTCAGATACCACTGGCACCTGCTCGATAGCCATACCGTTATACTTCCTGGCAATCTGGTCCGTATTCTGCTGAGCCGCCTTGTCGTGCTCGTAGTCACGGTCATTAACGGTTCTTCCCTCTGCATCGGTAGGGAATCCCTCAGATTTCTTGTAGCCATTATTCACATCATGAGAAGGAGTAAGACTTTCAGCCGGAACAATCTCATAGTGTCCCTTGATCTTAGTCTCTCCGTCAGGAAGCATTCTTGTGCGCTTATTGCCCACAAGTCTTGGTGCATTCTCAAACTTCTGCGCGGCCACGCTGCCAGCCTCATGAGCACCCTCAGTCTGTTCTGTGTTACCCACAGTCTCTGCAACCTTCTTGGCGGTCATATTCTTCTTGACATTCTGAGCGTGCTCCAGCTTTTTCTTGGCAGCCTCAACGGTCTTTTTCTTCAAAGCCTCCTGCTCCATGATGTCGTTAAGCTCGGCGGTATAGTCCACCTTTATCTTCTCGGCATCCTTCAAAGCCTTTTCTGCTTTCTGAATCTGTCCGTCCACCACCTTATCGGCATTCTCCCCGAAGTCCTCAGTAAGAATCTCTGCGCTCTGCTCAGGAGTCATTTTCTCATAGTCTGGTGTAGGTCTTCCCTTGCTGTCCTTTGTCATAGGAACATCAGAACCATCTGCAAACTTTCGGGCCTGCTGAGGCTGCTCTTGTGGTACTAAGTCCTCGCTTGTGGTATTATCTTTTCCAGATGTGGTATCAACTTTTGTTAAAGTCGTATCATCTTTTGTTAAATCACCACCTTTTGCGGCATCATCTTTAGATTTCTCCTCTGGCTGAGGCTTTGCAGCATCCTGCATCGCCTGTTCCTGCGCTGCCTGATTGTAAGGCTCAGAGTTCTTCATCTGCAACTCCTGACGATACCCATTAGCAAAATCGTCTGCACTCTGTGTGCCAACAAACTTCACTTCGTCTGACTTGACATATACTGTCTCGCCTGTCTTTTGGTCAAGACATACAAGCATATCACCAACGCCTTCCTTTGCCCTTCCTGTAGTTGTGTCAAAAGCCACTTCACCAGTACCAACAAGAAGCGTTCTTCCGTTGCTGTCCTGCACGTAAATCGCCTGTTCGCCATTCTTTTCCTGCCCGTTCAATGTTCCGTGGAAAGACCAGTCCTGAACATAAGAAGAAACCTGTTCGTCAATGGCGTTCTTGGTAGCCTCCTGCATACCCTGCACTCTTGCGTTCGCATTGATATAGTGAACAAATGGTTCTAATTGCTCAACAGTTAAACCTCCCTGCTGAACCATCCAGTCATAAATCTGCGGATTTGTCAAACCCTGTTGTTTCAGTTTTTGGAAATTCTGACCGAATACATCATTATCACGCATAAGCTCATCCATTTCAGCCTCAGCCTGTCTCAACCCGTCAAGCTCTGCTTTAACTGCACCGCCATTTGGCTGCTCAGTTCCAAGGTTGTTGTCTGTTGCGACATCTTTACCATCCATGACACTCTGTTCTTCATGAACTTTATTTGCCGGGAACACAGACATTTCTATAGCCTTTCTAAGCTGAACGCAAGCATTCTGCTCTTCATCACTTCGCTTCATTGGGTCTTTATCAAATGCCTTTAGCATACTTTCTCTATCCATACCATTTTTGCTTGCCACAGCATCAACGATAGGCAAGAAAGAACCTCTTTCAGAATTTAATACATACTCCGTAAACTGATGGTCTATTTTTGAGCCGCCTGTTTGCATACCTTCAACAATCTCTTGAACCTGCTCCAAGTCTTTCGCATTCTTCTTAAAGAAAGAATTTTGCAAGTCATAATTGTTTCTATCTAAGCCAACCAACAGAGCAAGAGCATTCTTAGAACGCAACTCCTCTTTTCTTACACCTATTTCGTAAATGATAGACTCCCTCTTGTCTTTTGTGTCAAATCTGTGTTTTGACAAAAGTGTTCCGTCAGCAGCATACTCGTTCACGGTCTTATAAGTATGTATGCGATTGTCTCCATCTGTTCCATCTTCTGTTCCATAGGATATATGGTCCATCATAGGACGAGACTCAGGCATTGTACCCATGACCATAGTAGTAAATTTTGCCTTGGCATCCCAAGAAACATTTGGGTCAAGCATGATTTGCTGATAGTTATTGAGTAGATCTGAACCATCCTCGCTCTTCTCAATATCATCAGATCTGTATTTTTTAGCCTGCTTTGCCCAGCTGACAATATTCTCCATAGGCTTCATTCCTAACTCAGAACCAGCAGCAAACAACTGATGTTTCTCCTCGTCAGAAAAAACATGAGGTGCTGATTTTGTCTCGCCAGACAAGAAAAATCTTGCAGTCTTTTGGGCAATATTGCTGGTAAAGCTGAATGGCTTGCCGTTTCTATCTGTTTCCTTTTTGAATAAGTCTTTCGCATGGGTAAGTTTAAAGATGACAGCACTCGCACAAGATTCAAGTGTTCCCTCTGTAGAGAAACCGTGCCAGTCATCACCAGTAAGAATATGATTAGCATAGCTTGAAGCAACCCCACCTGTAGCCATACCGATACCTTCCATACCAGTTTTAATGCCTTCATAGGTAAGTTTTTGCCCCATTTTGTTAACTCTCTGCTTCCACGTCTTTTCCGTTCCTTTAAGACCAATGCCATGTCCAAAAGCTCCAACTGCGCCACCCATGCCTTCCATAGTAGCAAAGCTAACACCTTCTTCCAATCCACCTTTGGCTGCTGCTTTCAAAGTTCCCAAAAGCGAAGTATCTTCTCCTGTAGAATAGTTCTGAACGGCTCCGTTGATGGCTCCATATTGAAAGCCTGTAGCTCCTCCATGAACAATGCCTCTTGCTACACCTTCAAACACCCTCTGTCTCAAAGACTGGTTAGCCACTCTCGCCATCTGCTGAGCTGCATTACCAAAAACCTTTTCTGTCAAAGCTCCAGCTCCGATACCAGCGAGATTATACCAAGGCGCATCTGCTGCAAAAGCCACAGCTCCTTTTGATGCTTTTGCCCAAGTGCCCGGTTTATAGTTTGGATTCAACCCCTCTTCTGTCATTGTATCTGCTTGCTGCTGCATTTGCCTCTGACTTTTAGTTGAAGTAAGACCAGTAAGCAATGTTCCAGTGAGAGAATTAAGAATGCCGCTTGCAATATAGTCAGATGCACCCTTTGCCATCATGCGGTTAAGCTGAGTATTATTGAATTGTTTTCCGGCTTTCTCTATCAGGGCTGGTGCAAGTGAACTTTCAATATATGTCTCTGGGGAAACTCCGAGTTTTTGAGCATCAGACAACACTCTCTGCTTAACCTTTGGGTTAGAGAAGATACTTTCTATATTCTTCTGTATGTTCCCTGTGATTTCTTGAAGCTGCTTATCTTGATCCATTTGATTTTGGTAAGCTCTTTCACCAATCCACCAGTCTGCACCACCAGTACCATGAACTCCACTGTTTGCACTCAACGCTGCAAGTCCTCTTGCATGAGCCGCCTTGAACTCGTCTCCTATAACCTTATCGAGATAATCGCCCATTTCAGAACCAACCAAAGCGTTTGCACTTTGGTTCATTTCGTCCATCAACTGCCCCTCAGTCTTACCTATATAAGTATCAGCAGGTGTATTTGTCTGCATGATAGGTTGAGCATGACTTGCCTGTCTGTCTATTTTTTTTGCAGCAGTCTTTGCCGCCTGTCTTCTTATCCGCTGATTTTGCTGATACACTTGCTGGGTAGCCTTAGGTGAAGTATAGTCAACTGGATAACCTGCTCCCTTCTGCGCATCATCAATATCATACAAAGACTGCACGAAAGGAGAAGCGTTCTTTGGGGCACTCTTTGGAGCCTTGCCTAATTGTGTCCTCTGATACTGCTGAGGAACCTGCATTGCTCTCTGTGCTGTTGTCATAGGCTTCTGTGCTACTGGCTTCTGCTGAGGCTTCGGATTTACAGCATGGAGTCCAAGCCGTTGCGCAAACTCCTCATAGGAATTACTGGAAACAGCACCATCAGCATGAAGAGCATCATAGAGCTGCTTTCTGTTATGATAGCCCTGCTTGCCAGGCGCATACACGAACTTTCTGAAATGCTCTCTCGTTCCTGTAACTGCGCCATCAGCTTTCAAGGCGTTGTAAAGTTGGTCAAATTTATCTCCAGCCATATATTATATATTAATGTTTATAATCCAAGTTTCTTTGTATTCTTATAGCCATTCTTCGACTTGCCGGCAGGCTTTGATGCTCTCTTTCTGGCTTCTTCCCTCTGTCTTCGCTGCATTCCTGCTCTCTGTGCAACAGAAGAACCGCTTTGTCTGTTGGTGATTCTTGTAGTAGAGCCATCCCTATTGAGCACTTCCTTGCTGTTTGAAGTAGATGAATTGCCAGAAGTATTTCCATTGTAGTAAGCTTCATTTGCTTCATACATTGTCTTATTTGATGCGTAATGAGGATTGCCTTCTGCATCCCAAGTTATGTATTTAGCAGACGAGCTACCACCACCACTTCCAGAGCGACCTCCACCTCCTCGTCCCTTGTGGGTAGCATTGTATTCTGCAATGCCAAGGCGTTTTTCTGTCTGTTTGTCCTTTACCTTATCGCGCTCCTGTTTGTACTTGAAGTCTCTTTCATCCTTTTCGGATTTAGCTTTTGCGGCTGCAGCATCCTTGGCTTTCTGGTAGTCGAACTTGTCTTTACTTAGAGTCACTCCATTCTGTTTAAGCAACAGGTTCAACTGGTCGTAGGCGTTCTTAGCCTCAGCAGCACGTTCCTTCAAATTGAGAGTTGCCTGCTTGTAAGCCGCATCCGCATCAGCTGCATCCTGCTGTCTACGTTCCGCCTTGCGCTTCTCGTAGCCTTCCAAGATGTAGTCCGTAGGGTCATTAAATCGCTGCAAAGGTCCTCCCTTGTAAGTGTTCACGATATTACCCATGTGACGGATAGCATCCGCAAAGGTGGCCAAACGCTGCATATTTTGTGTATTCCGCATATCGTACTCTTCGTCTGTCTCTCCATCACGTATTCCAGGCCTAAACTTTGGAGCAATCCCCTTTATCCAGCCAAAGAAACCGCCATCCTTCTTTGTATCATCGGCTTTAAACTCCCTTCCAGAAGAAGGAGAAGATACTCCTGCCGAGTTCAAGGCTGCTGATAACGAACCCAAATCCTTCTTGTCTATACCAGAGGGATTGGCAAACTGAGCACCACCTGTTCCGTACTTTGGGTCGGGGGCCTTGCTTTCTGGAGTCAAGTCGGGAGCTGTGGCAACAGCCGGCATCTCAAACTTGCCAGTTGCACCTCCATTTCCACCAAAGAAATTCATATCCATCGGCTGAGGAGCAACAGGTGTAGAAGCTCCTCCTGGCGCACCCTGCATCGGCAGCTCTCCACCATTCTTCATGGCGTAATTCTGCTGCGCCATCTGCTGAACCATAGGAGAAGGCTCCGTTATAGTAACTCTCCCTTTGTTCATATGCGTATTCTTGTTATTGTTTATTGGCATAGCTTATTCTTCTTTAATAATAATTTCGCCAAACAGAAGAAATCGGTCTATAACGTCATTGAGAACTTTTGAAAGTTCCTCTGCTGCTTCCTCGTCCTCTTTAAGAATCTTAGCAAAATCCTTACCGCATAGAACCATTACACCAGTATGGTCAGCGCCTTCCTCTGCAACATCAACCCCAGCAATATGGTAGAAGATACCATTGCCGTCCTTGCTAAGCTCAGGAAGCTGAGGGTTGAATCTGTAGCCATTCGCCCAAAGACGACATTTCTCGAAGACATCAGAAGGAGCGAGACCTTTGCTAACTATTATCTTAGCCAACTTCTGAATCATCTTTTCAGCAGCAATACCGTATTCACAATACTCCTTAGAAACTTTACGAACCTCTTTAACCAGATTGTTTGCTTCTTCCAACTTCTCTTTCAACTTCTCGCATTCCTTCATGCGAAGATTAAGATTAATCTTGGCACTATCACGTAGCTTACTAATATGATCTACCAAGTCTTTCTGCGCCTTCAACTCCTTGCCCAAGTCGCCAATCACCTCGTCCTTCTCTGCAATCTTCAAGTTCTTCTTGCGGATAATCTTGTTGAGTCGGGCAATCTCTTTGCCGAAGCGCTTTATCTTCTTTCCCTGCTCATCCAACAAAGCATCGTTGAACTGGGAGGCTGCTTCTTTAAGAGCAGGGTTCTTGACTGTATTCTTGTTGTCTTTCCACTGCAATTTTATTCCTTCTGATGCGCTCAATGGAGTGCCTGAAACTGGAGACAGTGCTTCCTCTCCTGCCCTCATCTTCTTGGTAATTATGCTGCGAATACGAAGAGCTGCTTTTGGAACGCAAACACTAATGCCATTCTTTGCCACAATACGCAAAGCTTCAAGAATCTCTGGCTTCTCATTACGAACCCATAGCTTTTCTTCAAATTTAAGAGGCTTGTTGAACTTCTTGAATCTAATTCCCAAAAACTCTTTCTTCAATATCTTCTTTGCTTCTTCAAATGTCATAATCTATCCAATTAAAATAATGATTAAAAAACCAGCAAATGCGCCAAATACATCTGCTATTATATCCTTGTTGTCAAACAAGCAGTATGTGTTATAGTCGTATACCTCCTTCGATATGCCGGCAATAACCGAAATCATACAGGCTGATACTTCCGAAGCTGTAGTACCCAGACCGAGCACGTTCATATTCAAAAGAGCAACAACCATCGTGATCAGGCAGCAAGTTTCAAAGTGCAATACCTTGTCTTCTCCGCCAATTCGCTTTATAAATCTCTGAAATATATTCATAATCTTTAAGTTTAACTTCATTAACACTTCCAGAAAAATAAGGGTGTGGAAAATCGGAAAACCGAAATAAAAAGGAGATGGGGGGTGGTGGGTCGCATTTTTATATTTGTATTTATCTACTATAGTTTGAAACGGTGGTCAACGGGGGTGCCCCTTTGGGTTTGGTTGTGTACGCATCCTGCTCCATGTTCTTGGCACTCGTTCCTCTCGATAACCTCTCGTCTTTGTCTCCTGCTCCCACCGAAGCATCAAGCCTATCCAAACAGCCCATCAACGCCCTCTGTGACCTTCTTAAGCCTTGCATCCGCACTTTCTCCGAGTGCAGATGTTATACCAGTGTTATCACGACTACCCATGTCACTTGATTGTAGCCTGTCATTCAGCGACTTAGACACTTTAGGTTCTGAACCCAACTGGGTCACACCCGCCTTGAACAGAGCATTGCTCATATTCTGAGCCGCCTCACTGGTATTCTGTGCGGTCTGCATGGCGGCTTGCTCACGTTCCTGAGACTGTCCTATTTGGTGTTGGAAGTGCGCATCAGCCACTTGCTGCTTCCGTGCAGTGTCTTTCGCCCCGATGTTGGCTATCGTGTCACCCATAGTCTTGTTAGCCGCTTCTTTCGCCATTGCTGTAGCCGCAGCAGTACCACCGCCAACAGCAGCAGCACCATCAGCCTTTCGGACGTAGCTGTCCTGAACCTCTTGCGCACGCCTCATCAGGTTTTGGCCAGCTTTTGTGTCGATGTAGTCGGTATTGTACTCCTTGTCATACCATGCCTTTTCTGCCGCTGCCCTGTACTTACGCTCTCTCTCCGCCCTTTTTGCCTCCCTACGTGCCTTTGCGCCACCGAAAATAGAAGAAGCAACACCGCCAGCCAACAATGCCGCAGTGGCTATCCATTCACATCGAACACCGAGAACTGGAGATGCAGCGCCTAAATTCTTTGGAATTTTCGTCAAGATTTCTATCATAATTGCAATTATTAATTTACCAATGTATTTTTGTCGGCAAATATATATATATTTGACCCACATTTTTTCCATTGTAGCCCTACACATTTCCCACCCTCCTCCCACAAGTCCTTTTGTCGGGGCCCAAATCATGGCTTTGCCCATCAAAATACCCCTCAAAACGTCTATCTTTGTAAACATTTTGCACTTTTACACCAAAAACTTATACACCTCATTATCAGCACTTTAGTTTCACCTCCTCCAGAGAGTGAACACAACTTTTATGTAACGATATTTTACTTTTCTCTATCATAGAGAATTTTTGCCCAAAAAATCATGTCGCATTAATAGGTACGCACGCACGCAAGGAATGATGAAAAATACTATCTCATCACGTAATACAGCTATCATTCAAACCAAAACTCTCGTATTTTCAGCATATTCGGGTAATTGGTCGTGTTTTTCGTCAAATTCGCTAATTATGAGGCGTTTAAGGGCGTTTTCTTGTCATTTTAGAGCCATTTTCTTGCTTTCCAGGCTTGTTCTTCAAGTTTGCGCAGAATTTATCGCAAAATAGGATTAAGGCTTTTAGAAGGTGTTTTTATGCTGTTTTCCTGTTTCCTTTCCTCCTCTTTCCTTTCCTTCCCTCTGTATTCTCTGTTTGTGTTTTTCTATCCTGGTTATCTGTATATGATGAGGAATGGAGAGAAGAATACCTTTGGGAGATAAGGCAACGTGGGGCGGGGCTGCGCCCTCACGTCCCTGCTGTGGTGCTGCGCCCATTACTTGGATATTACCACTACCATAATTTGTTCTCATCTATTTGCTTGCAGACAACGTATGTATCTCCGACACACAAAGAATATATTCTATCATAATAGTTTTTATAATCATATAGAACTATAAGCGCTTTTCTTACATTATCACTGAGGTATTTCCAGTATTCACTATATACAGACAGCACTCTTGTGCATCTATATATAGAGTACTTCTCGCAAATTTCCTCTATTGTTTTTGCTCTGATGATATGAGGCTTACAATACCCTCCAATATTATAATAAAAAAAATAATAGCCTTCGTCGTCCTTTTTGAACGGTTTAAACTCTTTTGATCGCTCTCTTATTATACTATTAAGAGATTGCGGAATATAACTACAAGTATAAGCGGAATATATCTTTCCGTATCTCCCAGATAGTAGGTCTTTATCTATCACGAATCCTTCATGATAGTTTGCTTCGTGGAACTTTTTAAAGAACGAGAAATAATGCCATTCAGGCGATAGTTTTACATCTTTATAATTCCTCTTTCCAATTCTCAATAAAATACCATGCCATATTTTATAAGCTACACTTTTCTTTATTTCTTTAAACTCGCTAACATTATTGCAATCAATATAACCTATATTGCAAACCCTAAGGTAAGTCTCGTTTACTCTACTTTTAGGAGCAGACATCATAGCTCCCTCTTCTTTGCAATAGAGATAATATACGTTATTTGTTTCGCCAACTATACGAACCGCATAACCATCCTTACTTTGAAATGTTTCTACTTCCATCTTGTTATCGCTCTTAATTCATCTACTTGCAGAAAAAACTCTTCAAGGGTATCGGCAGTATAATGAATACCCTTATATCTCACGAATGCCGCAAACTCACTTGAGGTATCAACAACCATCAAAGGCTCTTCGCCTAAAAGTGTCGACATCTTAACATTTAGTTTGTCCGCCATCTTCTCTAACAAATCATACGTAGGATAATTTCGACCAGTCACAATATTGCTAATAGCCGCAGCGGTTACACCCATCTCTTCAGCAAACTCCTTTGAAGTCTTGCCCTTCTTCTTTAATATTTCCTTTAAGTATATCTTAACCATAATTCAAACGTTACTTTATTTTCGGGTACAAAGTTATACAAAAATAAGCATATCTATATTTAATTTCTGTAAAAATTCAGAAGAACTATACTAATAAGTATTAAAAATAAAGTATTTCTTTCTTTAATATTTGGATTAAATAAAGTTTTGCTTTATCTTTGCAATCGAAATCAGTATTACACTGGTTCACCGAAGAACGCAAAGCCCGTAGTTACGATTAGCCGAGCGGAGGGAGCATGGCAGAGATGTCACCCGATAGTTGCCGTAATGCAGCCACGTATGTACATTTTTATATATGTGTAGGTCACAAGCCCTTCAATGCAGAGTGGAGCAAACATCGTAACAACATGAAAATCGAATTGACAGACAAACAGGCACAGGTATTATATTACGTACTTGACCGAGTGAACAAATGCTTGGAAAAGGACAACCTATTTGGTGGTACACTTTACCATGATAATGGAAGTTTTCTTTGCCAACTTGAACCAAGCGAGAAACGTTCACTTGATAGAATTATAGAAAAAATGAGTAAATAATTTAATTGGATAAAACATGGAACCGATTGATTACAGAAAATTGACAAAGGAAGAACTATTAAGCATTTATAATAGTAACATGAACTATTATAAAGCACACAACATCAAACGCCCATTTGGCAGATATGCTGAATTGTTCTTCATATTGTTCAACGATGGCACAAACCCTTATATGTGGTCACTTGAAACCATTTGCAGTTGGTTTCCTGGATGCGACCGCACAAAGTTAGAAAAAGTATTGGATATATACATTTGATAGGATAAAGATATGATTTCTATTAATTCAAAAATATGAGACTATGGCAAAGGAAGTTCATGTAATTTTAAAGGGAGACTGCTATTCAATGAATACTTATTGCAGCACCCTAAAAGAGTTTTTGGAAATGCGCAACCTTAAGAGAAGCGATGTTTCCGACTGGTGGAAAGAGTAATAAATCATTAAACTATAAAAACTATGCTTACACTTAATTCTAAAATCGGTGAGATAACATTCTCCCAAAAAGGTAAAGAAAAGAAACTCGACATTTGGGACGGAAATGTTTTAGCCGCATTCACTTACGATTATATCGAACAAAATGGTTCTCATTCAAGAGGTCTTTACGCATTCTTCACTGATATTAAACATGTAAAGAATTTGATAAAAGATTACGGAAAGAATATGTTTGAGGCTGATAGAGGAGAAGTTAAGGTTATTCTTAACCTTTACTATCCAAGTGCTAAGAAAGCCTTAACCATATTTACTAAGTACTTGGGGTTAGAGGTTAATTGCTACTATAAGGAGGTGAAATAAAACCTTTGAGAGATAAGGGAGGGCTGCGCCCTCCCCTTGCTGAATGTGGAACAAAAAATAAACGATTAAACAAATAAGACTATGAGAAAGAACAAGACTTACGAGCAGCAAAAGAAGTTCTACGATGAGAGCGGACTATACGAGAGTTTGGGAGCTATGTTCATTTACTGGCTTGAATGCGGATGTATGACACCAGCCGAAATGCAAAGCACCTTCAGAGAAGGCAACAAAGAGTGCAAAGATTTCATACTGGAAGACTTGTACCACCTATGTGACAAAAAGCAACTTTACCAGTTTGTGAGAATCTTCTACTTTGGTAAGAGATAACAGTCTATATCGGCAAGAGTATAGAGGCTCACAGGTGGTTCAAGACCACCTGCCGAACGATTAATCATTCGTGTGACGATGGCTTATTTAGCTCTATCTTGATAAACAGACACACACTAATAAAAACGTTAGTCAAGAAAGGCAGACAGATTTCAGTCTTTAAAATCCGCAGCACATTGGGCGTTACTTGTGATGTTGACAACACAACATAAAAAAGCGCAGATAGAGCGGCATCCGCCAACATCGCTAAGTTGAAAAAAGAGCATTTCGAGTGCAATCGAAACGAAACAAGGAAGCACGTTGAGCAACAACGTTAAGTGCAACGAGCCGTGCATAAGCGGACAAAAAAGGTAGGGCAGCGGAAACGTACACCTCCGCACAATAAAAGGCGTAGAAGCAATCCAAAAGGCTTCCAGCGGCTCACGACCGCAACGACTACAAACGTATAACGATAAAAAGAAAGGACAAAGCTATGGACATTACATTTTTCGCAATAACAGCGGTAGTATTCTATGCGCTTGGCGTAGCCGCTGGAAGAAACAACGACAATTTTAAGGAATAAACAGATAAGATTATGAAGAAGTACATCAACCATTTGTTGGTAGTTGCAGCCATTGCTGCAATGCCAATACTTGCAAGCGCATACAACAGCGCACGCAAGGAAGCAGACAGACGTTTGCTTATTGATTTCATTGAGTATTGTCAGAAGAACAATGGGCTTGAGCAGATTGATCCAAACAAGGACTACAAGAAATCAAGCCTCCACGACCTCAGGAACATGGCTGCCTACTATGTAGAGCAGTCGTGCTTCTATGATGTGACAGACTTCGATGAGCAGTATAAGATAGACGAAATAGTATATCACAACGACAAAAACAAGGAACATGGCAATAATAACTAAGTTTTTCAAGGGAGCGGGATATTCAGACAAGAACAACGTGAGATATGTCGCACGCACAACCTTTGTTCAGATAAGAACACCGAATTCAGAGAGATATTATTTAATCAACGGAACACAAGTGAGCAAATCAACCTGCTTGCAGAGAATAAAGAAATAACAATTATGAAAGCTATACAAAAAGACAAGCACATTGCTGAATACACACTGATTTCAGCACCTATAGACGAAACTAACGTCCAGTCGGACATTATACGGAGAGTTTTCGACAATGAGGAGTGCATAACAAGAAAAGGCACATATCTCGGGTATGTGGAGGATATGGCTGTCAAGGCTACTATCTTCTATAACAACGTATTCTTTACACTCATCAATAAGAATGAGGCAGACAAAGGAATATTCGCCGGCACTATTCTATCTCGTATCACAGAAGAAGAGTACAAGGATATATATATTGGGAACTCTTTCCAGTATATTTTTGAGGATGATGACAATAGACTTGTTGTTACGATAAATTACGAGGCAGAAGGAGAGGTTGTAGCTATGTTCAACCTGAATGTACTTTCGGATGATTTGGTATTTTAAGAAATTATCGGCTGAGTCTGTAAAATCAGCACACCACAATGCAACGTTTGTGGCAGACACAAAGACAAAACGCAAATAATATGGAAGATATTTTATCAAACATCTATGCGTACGCATACCAGTATGCGATAAGCAACGGAGCGACAGAGAGACAAGCAGAGGAGTATGCACTCGACTGCAAGAACGAGGTTGAACAATTTTACAATTAAACACAGTTATGGTAAAGTTACGTGATTACATTACAGAGCAGTTAAAGGATATGGCTGCACAGGACGAGAATTTCAAGGCTCGCTATGAGGACAAGGAAAAGTCTATGGACGAATGCGTGAAGTATATCTTTGAGCAAGCGAAGAAGCAAGCAGAGAATAATTGCGCAGCGATAGACAATGACGAGGTATTGAACTGGGCAGTACACTACTACCAGGAGAAGGACTGCAAGCCAAAGGGTAATGTTGTAGCAAAAGTAAAGGCTTCGTCCCCAGCAGTGGCTTCGCCTGTACCAGCCAAGCCACAGCCTAAGAAGAAAACAGCACCAAAGGCAAAGAAAGCAGAGTCTAAGGCAAAGTTTATCGAGTTAAACATGTTCGACTAAAACCATTTCAAGTTATGAAACCAAGAACCAAGAACGAGGAGAAGATTGTGAAGCTATCCAGAAAGCTGGGTAGCATTTGCAGTCGTGATGAGCAGAAACTCATCAAGCAGACTTACGGAACATGCGATTATAAAGATATGTACGAAAGAACATACACAGTAATCAATCAAGCCTACAGAGGCTATCAGGTATTGAGGTATTTCCGCATCACCCGACACCGCAACCGCAAACGTGAGGTATCATACTCCCTTTGGGAGGTGCAGCAGGTTTGGAACAAGAAAGGTTCACGGCAGACAACTCTTTCACGCAGACGTACTATGGGTTGGTGTCTTGATGCATTTACATACTCATCAGACCTTACCATACGCCCGCAGCGCATCGACATACCTTACGACTATTGCTACAATAAGTCTCTCGTTGATACATACCAGTATTGCGAGCCATATATGGAAGCAGCGCAGCAGGAAATGCATAGAGCAGAGATATACAAGATACTATCTAAGAATGACCCCTTCGAGGAGACTCTTTTCAAGGCTTCGCCAGCATTGTTTGCTTACGCCCACAGATACGTGCGTGACACAGAACCTTATATGGCAGCATACAAGGTTGCTATCCGTCACGGCTATGCCATCAGCGATGTATCTATGTATGTTGACTATATCAGTACGCTTGTCTATCTCGGAAAGGACACGCACAACCCATTCTATGTATGCCCAGACAATCTTCTTCAGGCGCACGACAAGTATGTTGCTAAAGTGGAAGCAGAGAAAAAGAGAGCAAAAGATGAGGAGCGCAGGAAGAAAGCACTCAAAGACAACGATCGATACGTCAAGGAGAAGCAGAAGTTCTTCGGCATATTCCTTTCGGACGGAGAACTTACTGGCGAGGTGCTGAAATCCGTTGATGAGTTTATCAAGGAGGGAGAGGCAATGCATAATTGCGTGTTCGCTTGTAGGTATTACAATCGAAAGAACTCTTTGATTTTCTCCGTACGTGACAAGGACGGAAAGCGAGTTGAGACCGTAGAGTTCGACCTTGTAAGCGGGAAAGTAATACAGGCATACGGCTGCTGTAACAAGATAAGCAAGCAGCATAATGAGGTGCTCCGACTTGTCAATTCAAGCGCAGCCCTCATCGAGAGCTATAACAATAATAACAACACAATTAAAATCAAGACAGCATGAAGAAACAAGAGTTTATTTTCGTCTTCCCCCAGTCAGGGGAGACGATTACGAGAGTCATGAACCCTCTCGCAGTCAAGGATGCAGTGGTAAAGTACCTAAAGGTTCAGAACGAGGTTCGTGGAGACATCTGCATCATCCGCAACAGCCTCAACGAAGTAGTCGCTATGGCATACGTCAGCGAGACGATGAAAATTTCTTTTTTCACTGAAGACGATTCTGTGAGCGACATCAAGCCAATCGAAGTAGTAGAGGAAGGAGGTGCATCATGAGCAAGCAGGAGTGGTTTATTCTGATCATGTTCATCCTGAGCATTATAATCGGTTTTTCATAAAAGGTAACGGGAGTCCAACCAACTCCCACTTTTTTATTTTCGATATGACAAAGAAAGCAGTAGTATATTTTTATGATGAAATCTGTTGTGTGGACGACACCGAAATCCTGTACGACAAGAAAGACCAGTTGGCTGATATTGTTGTAGCTATGCTCAGAGCCACGTCAGAGGCTAAAACGGCAGAGGCTTACGATGCAGCCACCAACAACCTAATCCTTAAATACAACGTGACACGAAACGGAAAAGTGTCGAAAATACGCACATCAAGGCGAGGAGGCTCACGCCCAGGGTCTGGTCGAAAAAGCAAGGGCAGGGAAAGCATACAGCACATTATAACCCTAAGAGTGAACGCAGATACATACGATTATCTCCAGTCGCTTCCCGACAAGTCTCTTTGGATTAGAACAGCGATAGCGGAGAAACTTGAACGAGATAATACGGCAACAGGGCAGTCGTGATTTGCGACTGCCCTGTTTTTTTGTTTCTTCTGATTAATCTTAAAAGCAAGCGGCAAACACTATTCTCACGAACCATGAATGCCTTGGATAAAACCAAAAATCTAACTTTGCCTTAAAACTAAACAATATATCTTGTACGAAGAGCAGCAGGCATATACTTTTCAACGTATTTCTTTCGCAAATATATGATGGCCTCATCATAAGTACGGATAAACCCATCATTGATGAGTCTCGCAACCTGACGTTCCATGTCGAGCAATTTGTATTGCTTAGTCTCATCTCCATGCTTGTTGCGTAACTCATGCTCATGTTCGCCAAACACGACATAGTTGATGGCCTTTGCCATTTTGCACATTGCTGCGTGCATGAAGTTCTTGTCAACGAGTTTTCCGATAGCCGAAGCGAGTTCTTTATATGCGTCGCCGGCATCATTTCTGTATTTCAGCATCTGGTCGTATACGAACTTGATAACCTGAACCTCGAAGCGAGGATTAAGCCACATCGCAAACTTAACGAAGAGGATTGGATGCATCCAAGTTCCTCCGTTTTTTCCTCTTGCTTTTAAATACGCAGAATTTTGCGTATTAAGCTTTTCTTCTTCCATCAGAGCAGAAATAAACTCCTTTGTGTTGTCGTTATCGAAGAATTTTGTAATCTCCTTCTTCTCTCCACTTGCTTCATTCCACTGTTTTAGCAAGTTTGTAGCATTGAACATACTATCTTTTGTTCTCTGCTCGACCAAAAAGTCTCCCATCGGTCGTTTCATTACTTGATTTGTAATCATACCTACAATTAAATTTCAGAGTCTGCACTTTTTACTATCTAATTATACCAAGGCTAAGGAGGGAGAGACAGAGTAAGTGTTAGCCATAACCTTATACCCATAGTTACGAGTAGTAAAGTTATAACCTGATACTTCCATAAAGTTTACTTTAGGAAGATAATCAGAGATAAAATGCTTTGTCTTCTTCAAAATTGTGCGTTTTACTGCAAATTTGACGATTTCTACCGCAGTTTTGATACTAACCCCGAGTTTATTTGCGATTGTCTTGTATGATAGACCCTTCTCGACATACTCAAATCCGAACCCGAACTTCCGTGCAGCATCACGAGCAGCCTTAACGACCTTGTAGTCGTGGCTGGCACCATGAGCATTTCGAATGGTTCTTTGTGCAAAATCCTTTCTGCTCTGAATAACTACCACCAAGATTGCCTGCAGAGAATACTCTACACTCTTAAGAGAAGAATACTCCACCTTCCTCTCGCCTAACTTTACATTTCTCTTTGCGTGCTTTGAAACAATAGAACGAAATACGAGAGTCTTTCCCTCTATCGTGAGAAGACCATACTGGGACAACACACGTATGCGCTTCTTGATCGTGCGTGCGTGCGCGCCTAATAAATTAACTAACTTGTTTATGCTATAGTTTTTGAGAACATGAGAACCTAATTTCTTGCGGATAAGCAAGGACATAGCTATAGCTTTCAGCAACTCTTTGTTGTTGAACATTTCTAAAGCCAGTCTTAATCTTAGATTCTTGTTCATTAAGAAAAAAATAGAGGGGAAAGAAAAAACCGCTCCACCGATTTAATCAATCCCCCATATTTTGAAACCTATTGAACACAGGTATTATCATACTGAGTAATAACCAACACAAAGTGGAGTTTGCTATTGACGAGTGCAAATGTACTCATTCTTATTCAACCGTGCAAGTTTTTAAACAACCATTAACTCATTAAAAAAATGTAAAATGTTCTGATTTCTGAAAAATAATGCTAAAATTTTATGTATATAAAAATGTTATCACTATCTTTGCAGTGTGTATGTAAGCATCTCTATTTCTGACGATTATAGTGACGAAGTTGTGAACCCAACGGAATCACTCGAATGGGACAAATTTGGTGAAAAGTTTTCAATTCATTCAAAAGAATTGGCGTCTGTAACTTACTTATACACAAGTAATTACAGACGCTTTTTGTTTGATTGGTTGATAACACTTTTGAGAACACAAGTCGTTTGGTTTTCAAAACAGTGCAAAACCAGTGCAAGTCTACAAATGCTCATAATCATTTGATAATCAGAAGATTAGAGTATACTTTCGTAACACACAAAAAATATTGGAAAAAATTTAGTGTTATCAAATGGGTATCAACTCGTAAAAAAAATGTTATCAAATGAAGAAATTACATTTAAACATTATTCACAACCGCTTGAAGCGAGGAACGGCAAAAAAGGCTGTTTCTGTGGAAATTCGTGTGTCTTTCGGAAGCGAGAGAAAGTACATGTCAACAGGTGTTCTTGTGACTCCTAACAACTGGTCAGACACTAAAAAGATGGTGCTGTCGAAGTGCAAGGACGCAGACCTTATGAACGAAACTATTCATGCGTTCTATCTTCGTGTGAAGAAAATCACAGACCGCATGATAGAGGAAGGCATTACAGACCTCGACCTTATACCTACCCTTATGCAGAATGAAGTCTGCGACAAGACCGACTTTATAGCATATTGCGAAAAGCGGACTAATGAGCGTAATGTATGCGAGCATACGAAGAAGAGGTATGTCGTGTTTACAAAGTTCCTCCGCTCCTGGGGGAAGATAGCTCTATTCTCCGACTGTAACGTGTCAAACATCAGGTCTATGGATGAGTTCTTGCACCAGCAAGGCAAGAAAGCATCAACCATCTACGACTACCACAAATATCTAAAGCTATTCATTAATGATGCCTGTGTAGACGGACTTATAGATGTAAATCCGTATACGAAGTTGCCGTTTAAGATAAACAGAGGGGAAAAACAATACGTTGACTGTATAACAGAAGATCAGTTCATTAAAATTAAAGAGCTGCAACTTAATACTCCGCACCTTTGCAGGGCAAGAGATTTATTTTTATTTCAAGTCTACACAGGACTTGCATACTCAGATTTGATGGCGTTCGACTTCAGCGCCTGCGAGGAGGAGGAGAAAAAGATGGTCTATAAGTCACACCGCACGAAGACCGACACGGACTTTTCTTTTCAACTGCTCGCTCCGGCTATGGAGATTTTGAGAAAATACGATTTCAAATTACCACATCTGAGTAATCAGAAGTATAATGATTATCTCAAGGTTATAGGCATGATGGCTGGAGTGAGTAATCTCAGGAGCCACATGGGCAGAGGAACGGCAGCAACCCTGTTCCTCTCAAAAGGTATGCCAATCAATGTAGTAATGAAAGTACTTGGCCATACGACTCTGCGTCAGACAACAAGATACGCAAGGACTCTTAACAAAGATATTAGAGGAGCATTCGATAAACTTGAGGGGAAACTTTAAAAGACAAAAGGCAGGACTGGTTATTTCTCCAGTCCTGCCTTTCTTTTTGCATCAATCTTACTTTTCTCCAACAGAATATCACGCAGCTCTCTCGTGATACCCTCCTGCACCAGTAGCTTCGCTTTTACATCAGCAAGTTCTTTCCTGACTGCATCATCGTTTTTCACTTCGCCTTTGATCATCGCACCCTCGCCACGCAGCAACCATTCTGCCGATATTTCCACGAATACCTCGAGGGTTCTTGCGATAAGTTCTAACGTACAGGTCTTCGTGCCGTTAAGATAGTTGTTGACAGACGTAGGCTTCATACCAACCATAGCAGAGAAAGCCCTGTTACTGAGGTGCTTATCATACACAACTTCATTGATTCTTTTTCTAATTTCCTCCATACCCATAAGTGTTTATTAACGTAAATATTCCTAAAAATTCACTAAATTATTGCCCATATACTTGCACGTTTAAACAAGTTTGAGTATATTTGCATCCGTATTTAAACACTTGCATTCGTGCAATATTAGTTTTACACTGCAAAAATAACAATAAATTATGATAAAGATAGTAAGATTTCGGAAAATTTTCGTGGACGAGCGAAAAATTCCTACGCTGATGAAAAAATTCGGAGCATCCAAGTCAACAATCTACAATGCTCTGAGGTATCATACAAACAGTGAACTGGCTTCATTAATCCGAGAAGCAGCCATTAATGAATTTGGCGGCGTTGAGGGTAAAGATGTCATGAAGATGAGAACATAATCATTATTCTCAATATATAGGTGTGTTATATAGACGAACACCATTGTCCCGTTTGTGGTATTAATGTTAGATGTTAGAATAGGTGTATTCATTTCCTCATTGGTCTGTGAAGATAGATGGGGTTTAAACTCAACGCATAGCTCAGTTGGTTAGAGCGAGGGCTTTTTATAATGTTGTTATAAGCCATGTGAATGATAAGTAGTGAAGTTCCTGCGATAAGCCCTTTAAAAAGCAGGTGAGAGACGGAGGTTCGAATCCTCCTGCGTTGGCAAGTTATTATTTGCGTTTTCATGGTAAGGCGGTAGGCGGTATAGTCCATTAACCAGAATTAGATGTTGCGGGCGAGCATCATACCACCGCCTTCATTTTAAATCGCAAACTTGAGAAAGCGCCAGTTGTTGTGGTGATTGCTCGATTGATCTTTGACTTTTTGTTTAGCGATTTTATGTATATATGGTATGGTGGGAATGCCCCTTGATATTCATGGTAGCGCATGATGCCAGCAGCGCAAGATGTCAACAGGAGACAAGTGTTTATCACAGAGTGCATAAAACAATCTTCCTTTTGTGAACACTGCGGTTCGATTCCGCTCTTGCGTACTATAAATATATTCCGTTTTTATGCAGCAGCGGCTGCTTTGAATATTGTTTTTGCCGGTCTGACTGAGAAGTTAGACTGGCTTTTAATTAACCGCAAAAGCGATTAGATATATGATTAGATTATCATCAACAAGATATTATCAAGATAAGGTTGACTATATATACCGACAGCTATTAACCGACAAGAGCGACAATCTCAAGCTCTTCGAATACAGGTATCGCATGATACACGTCTACAATGCAAAGATAGTGAACATGTCTGCCGATCTCGGGAAGCCAGAAGGAATATATGACACCCTTTAATTTCTATATATAATAAGGTATATGGCATTAAAACGATACAAGCCCCTCAGACGTACGCCTCTCAAACGTGCGCCCTGGAAAAAGGCCAATCAGACTCAGGAGAAGAAAAAGGTCAAAGCAGGAATAAGCAAGCCTGCTCTAATTAAGGAATTAGACAAGTGGTTCAGCTATTATGTACGTCTCAAGAATTCTGACAAGAACGGATATTGCAGATGTATATCTTGCGGAAAGATTTTCTTCTGGAAAGATATTCAAAATGGACACTATATGTCAAGACGATATATGTCTACCCGGTTTTCAGAAGACAACTGCCGACCGCAGTGTGTTGCTTGCAATATATTCAATCAGGGTAATATTCAGATGTACCGCAGGGCGCTTGTCCGCTCTATCGGTGAGCAGCGTGTTGACCTGATAGAAGTTCGGGCAAGACAGGAAAGAAGAGAATGGTCTTTGTTCGATCTAAAGCAAATGATTGATTTTTACAAAAAACAAGTCGATAGGCTTTTATTAGAGAGAAGCCTTTCACTATAAGACTGCAATTAGTGGTTGTTATTCATTTTTTATTATCTGTTTGTTTCCCACTTGGTGGCAGCTGGCACTGGATAGTCCTCCTGCTCACCTTGTGGGATTTTATTCAAAAGAATATGCAACAATATTTACTTGATCTTATTCGCAGTATGATGCAAGATGAGCATCATGTTCCTCGCGGTGTTCTTTACGCTAATATAAGGACAGCCGTGCAAAGAGACCTTTCCGAAAATCTAAACTATCTTCTTGAGAAGAATAGAATAGAAATTTCAAAGACTGTCAACGACATTTTAATTACATTAAAATAATATGAAAACAATACGATTCAAAAAAGTCACTCTGTCTAACTTCTGCGGAATTGATAACGAAGAGATAGAGTTCTATCACAACATCACTACCATTTGTGGGAGTAATGGTATTGGTAAGTCGACAATCTTCAATGCCATCTACTACGTACTTTTCGGTACCGACCAGTTTGGCAATGCGCTCGACATTAAGACCTATGACTCCAACCATCAAATCATCCGTGAGATTCCGCATGAGGCTTCGCTTACTGTCAGCGTAGATGGCGAGAAGACAACCTTCAAGCGAACACTCACAGATTTATGGAAGGGCGAGCAGGTCAAGAATACTTACAAGTATTTCATTGATGGAGAAGTGGTGACAGCTGGCGACTACCGCAAGGCTATTGAAAACATCTGCCCGGAGAAGACGTTTCGACTATGCTCATCTGCCACGGCCTTCACTTCTATGACATGGCAGGAACAGCGCAAGTTCCTCCAGTCCCTTGTACCGGAAGTCACTCAGGAAGACATTACACAAGGCGATACGAGATACGACTTCATTACCGAGGAATTGAAGAAACGAGAACTCGAAGCTTTCATTCATCACCTCAAGTACACACGTAAGGAGGTACAGGATAATCTTGACAAAGTCCCTGTCCGTCTCGCAGAACTCAATAACGCACTTCCTCAGTCAGAAGACTGGGAAAAGCTGTCTGCAGAGCTTTACGATGCAAAGAAGAAACTCAAGGAGGTTAGCGACAAGATTAATCTTGCACAGAATGGCGCAACAGACTCTGTGCGCAATGAGGGACTTCGTCGTCGCATAGAGTTCACACAAAAGCGCATTGACGAGATGACCGCTTCTGCACGCAACCTTGCCAATGAAGAGGCGACAAAGCACGAGTCGGATTTAATTTCAGCCAGAGCAGCATCCTCAGCAGCTACACGAATGGTCGATGAGTTGAAGCAGAAGATGGAAGGACTCACTAACACCGAAATCCAGGCCAACAAACATAAGGAAGAGTGCGAGGCTGAGGTTATTAAACTCAACGAGCGCTCCACGTTAATCTCTCAGATGAAATGGGAGTGGGACGATGCAGACTCTATGTGCCCACATTGCGGACAACCTCTGCCGCTCGATAGGGTAGCAGAATTAAAACAGCAGTCTCACGACAGGTTTAATGAGTACATATCCAACAGACAGAAAGAACTCCAGAAAGAGTTTAGTGACCTTCAGCAGCGTTATACCGACATTAAGAAACTAATTGAGAATACAAATGAGGAACGCCGCTCTACCACTAATCAGCTCACAGAAGCTCAGAAAGCGAAGAAGCAGTCTGATGCTCATCTTGAGACTATACTTGCCGAGAATGTTCGCACGGCAGATGATTTCCTTGCAGCCAACGAGAACTACAGGCAGGCATCCGAGGAACTACAGTCGCTTACCGATGAACTCAACAAGCCGTCAGATTCTACGAAAGACATTTCTCAACTTCTCATTGATCTGAAGAAACAGCAGTCAGAGGAACAGCAGACTGTTGATAGTCTTACTTCACGTCTTGCAACAAAAGAGACCTATGAACACATCTCCACCCTCATTTCTAATGCACAGGGCGACAAGGAGAAGTTCCAGGGCCAGCTCGATGATATCGACCAGAAACTTGACATCGCTAATGATTATCAGCAGAAAGCCTGCCAACTCCTCGAAGAACGTGTCAACGAGCATTTCTCCTATGTTAAGTTCTCGCTTTTTAGGACAACTCTCGAAGGCGAACGAAAGCAGGCCTGTGAGTGTTATCACGATGGCGTACCTTACAGCAGCCTCAATACAGCAGCCAAGGCTAATGCCGGTATTGATATAGCGTATACAGTAGCCGAGAAGTTTGGGCTCTCCGTCCCTATCGTCCTTGATGAGTGTGAGAGCAACCTTTCTCCTATATATCGTGGCGGGCAGCAGATACGTCTACGCGTCACTCCTTCGTCTAACTTCGAATACATATTCGAAGATGGAGATTAAGACGAAATACAATATAGGTGATGCTGTATATATTCTTGACGGATACAAGATTGTCCGTGCCAACATCTCATGCATCAAGTTTGAGCAACACGGCACGGCAAAGCCTTGTATCACCTATCACTTCCCAATCTTTCCAATGCGGAAAGAATTGGAATGTTTTAGAACAAAAGAAGAATTAATTAAATTTCTAAATAAATAAAAATTATGGCAGGAATGACAGGAACAACAGTAGCAAAGCAGCCTTCAACTAAGGCAATGGCGGTAAAGTCCTTTCAGGACGTGATGAACAACAATTATTATCAGTCTCTTTTACAGAATACCCTGCGTGAGAACAAAGGAACATTCTGCACAAGCCTGATGGAACTCTTCTCCTCTGATGAGAAGTTAATGCAGTGCAAGCCTACCGACCTTATGGCAGAGGCACTTAAAGCAGCATCTCTCCATCTCCCCCTCAACAAGCAACTTGGGCAGTGTTACATTCTACCTTTCAAGACAAAAGGTGTAATGACTCCAACGCTTGTTATCGGTGTTCGAGGATATTTGCAGCTCGCTATGCGCACCAACAAGTATGCTAACATCAATGCCGATGTGGTTTTCGAAGGCGAATTGAAAGCCTATGACAAGGTTAGAGGTAAGTTGGACTTGACAGGACAGAGAACCTCTAACGTCCCGGTAGGATATTTCGCATATTTCGAGAAGAAGGATGGTTTCTCCAAACTTTTCTATATGCCCCTGGATGATGTTTGCGCATACGCAAAGCAGTATAGTCCTACCGTCAAGTTCAACCAGAATGTAACGGTACAATCGCTGAAAGAAATCGCATTAAAGCAGGCAGGTTTTATCGCATGCGATGGAGTGGGTTGGCTCGCAAACTTCGAGAGTATGGCAATCAAGACTGTTCTTCGCCAGTTACTTTCAAAGTGGGGAGAACTCTCAATCGAGAATAATGATATTCTTAACTTAGACGAGGCTCCTTGCATTTCGGCAGAGGAGCTGCGTGATACTGAATTTTCCGAAGCAAAGGAAGTTGCTACTGTCGACGCAAACACTGGAGAAATTGTACAGCCAGGTGACGAAGCTTCACAGCCTCAATCAGTCAATCCAAATCCTTTCAAATTAAGCTAACATGAAACTCATCGTTATAGGTTCATCGTCAAAAGGAAATGCGTATGCCATTCAAGCAGCATCAGGAGAAATCCTGCTGCTTGAAGCTGGCAGACCCATTCGTGAGGTCAAGAAGGCTATCGGTTATCAGACGAACAAGGTGGTTGGATGCATCGTATCTCACGTACATGGAGATCACGCAAAGTATATTCCCGAATATTTCTCAGCAGGTATCGACGTCTATTCATGCAAGGAGGTGGCCAACCGCTACCTCGTCAAAGTATTGCAATTCGACTTCACTCTTTCTATCGGTCCATTCAAGGTTACACCGTTCGAGGTAGAGCATGACGTTACCAATTACGGCTACCTTATCTTCCACCCAGATTTTGGCACAATCTTCTTTGCTACAGATTGCTACAATCTGCACAACATTATTAAGAACTGCCGAACCTACCTCATGGAGTGCAATTACGAGGATAGCTTGCTCAACAAGGCCATAGATGAGAGAAAGACCTCTGCAAGTCAGGCTGACCGCATCCGACTTTCGCACATGAGTCTCGAACACGCGGTTCAGTTCCTGCAGCAGTGCGAGGTAGACAAGTCAACCCGTCAGATCGTTCTTATTCATGGATCTTCGCGACACCTGCAGCCAAGCAAGGCTGTAAACAAGTTCCAGCAGGTTCTTGGCGTTCCGACCTACTATGCCTCCAAAGGCTTTACTCTCGATTTAATTTAATTTTTTACACTATGCCTGTTTTTTCAAATCTCAACAACCTACGCACGTATATGGAAGCCTTGAAAGAAATCGACAAGGCTAAGGAGATAGGTTACTCACTCGAAATCCGAAAGTTCCACCCTGTCGCTACAGATATGCAGAAAGCTTATCTCGCATTCATTATCACGTACCTTTCTTCCAAACTCGGACAGACGTTCTACCAGACTCTTTCCGAAATACAGAATAATGTGGCTCCTCATATTTTCATGACGGGAGAATATGACAAGAATGGTTATCCTAAGTTCAAGCCGCTCGGGCTTCTCGACACCGCAGAGGCTTCATCCGTCATCCGTGGTGTTATCGACTTTGCGGAAAGTCGTGAAATCATGATACCTGACAAGGAAGACGAACTGGCCGTTAAGTATTGTCAGCGTGAGGTTGATTCCAGCAAAGGATGGGTATAATGTGTCACTTTTTTAAACTCTCAAGATATGATACTGCCAAAAGAAATCAGACAAGAGGCAGCTCGTTATGCTAAAGACGATAACGCACGCCTCGAAGCTTTCATAGCCGGTGCCATGTTCGTACGTACTGGAAAGTATTATAAGGAGCAGAATTTCTCAGAAGACCTCGCGTCCTTCGAGCTATGGTGGCTTCTATACGACAAGAAGCGCGGAAAGAAAAAGGCGCAGCAGAAATGGCTTCGACTTGCTCCTTCACAGCGAGAAGCGTGCATAGCTGCTACTCCTGCTTACGTTAAAAGTATAAAAGACAAACAATTTCAGAAAGACCCACTCACCTATCTCAACGGTGAGTGCTGGAATGACGAGATTATTCAGCAAAAAGACTATGAGCAACAACGATCTGTCAAACTCGCTTCCAAAGCGGCAAGAATCCTCGGTAGCGACAAATTCTAAAACAGGAAATGGTTATATACAACCACTTTCTTTCAGAGATGCTATTTCTCGTGGACAAGATAGGGTTATAGCCGTTGTGCGCAGAGATCAGAACGACCTTCGTAGGCTTGTTTCCTGGATTAAGAGCCGACTTATAGAGGTGTTTCATTATCTCGGTGCATTCGACATCGTTGAGGAGTATCAGATACATACTCTCGCAGTCCGTATCTGCAATCGGTTCTACTACTGGACAGTCCCAGAACTTGATTATGCTTTCGTGGCTTTCACGAATGGAGAATACGGCAAACTTGTCCATTACAATCATGATGGCGACACGTCTGTAATTAATCCTCAAGACGTTATGAAGGCACTAATCGCGTTCGATGCAGACCTTCTTAAGGAGCGTGCCCGTTACGAGGATGAGCAGCGTAGTAAGAAACTTGCTCAGGAGCGCTTGCGTGATGCAGCAAAGCCGCATGGAATAGCTGCATGGATAGACTATTGTAAGCAACATGGTCTCGACCCTAACACCCACAAGCTCCATCGTGTCAATATCGACAAAATGAACGTAAACAATGTTCTTTACCCAAAAAAGAATAATAAAAACAACAAATAAAAATCAATAACAATGTTCGTAGCTTTATTAATTATCATCTTCACATGCCTCTTATCTTTGTCTTTGTATCTCTGCTTATCTCGTAAGCAGGTGGCTACTAAACAAGGCAAATTCGTCTTTCTTCGTGTCAACAACGAACCAATACGAAACACTATTCGTGAAGCCGGAATCAATCTCTGCCCATGCTGTCGTGCTTTTTCGAACAATTACCTCTTTGCAAATCTTGAAGGATCTATGGTATGTGGTTTCAATGAAAGCAGGCATCACTTCATCGAGGATGCAGAGAAATACAAACATGAGGTTGTCGACTGCGGCGACAATGTGCTTATGTTCATAACTGAGGTTTTACAACTCAACTCTTCTTGTACTAAGAAATAATAAGAAATTAGCTTATGGAACGAAAAATAGGAGAAACCTTTGAGTTTAAAGGGAAAACTTATGAGGTAGCAGAACTACCTGATTACTTTTGTGCGTTTTGTGATTTAGAAAAAGAATGCTATAGCAAAAGGAGTTATTTAGAAAATGTAGCAGGAACTTGTAGCCCAAGCAACAGAATGGATACCCGTAACGTGTGTTTCAAAGAAATTAAAAAAGATATGGAAATCAAAGACAACAAACTCACTATCAATATCCCTGATGGGATGGAGATAGATGTAGAGAATTGCGACTTTAATGCAGGCGTTATCAAGTTCAAGAAGAAAGAATTGCGTTATGAAGATATAGAGAATTCTTTAGATCTTGAAGGAAACAGAACAGGAATACCTGTTGATGAAAACAATGCTTTCAAACTCTGTGCTACTGATCGCCTTATGAATATAGCAAGATATTACAATGGAGATTGGAAGCCTAATTGGTATAGTGCAGAATCTAAATATTGTATTCTATATAGTAATCGTGCCAAATGCTATATAACAGATTATAGTACTTGTTTTGCTTCCGATACGGTATATTTCAAATGCGAAAAAGATGCCCAAGCTGTCATTGACAACCCTAACTTCAGAGAAATCTTGGATGCAGTTTACAAAAACTAAACAATACGATTATGGAAAAAGAACTTAACATAGCGGAAATTCTAAAAGATAAACCGAAAGGAACTAAGTTGTATGATTTGCTGTATAACGTAGATGTAGAGTTAGATAAAATCAGCACTACAGATACAGAAACAGTAGTTTGGTGTACAAATGAGACAGATAATAATACTACTTGCCATCGTGGTTATTCCGAATTTGGTACAGTAAGAGGATGTCCTGATGGTTTACAGATTCTTCTTCCTTCAAAAGAAATGCGTGACTGGCGCAAATTCTATTGGAAGAAAGGTGATGTGTTGATTAGCAATGATAGTGATATCCTTATAATCTTTAATGCTTTCTCAAAAGATGATTATACTATATTTGAAGGTAAACACTGGATTAGTTTAAGTAAAAAGAGACATATATCTTTTATGAATATGCAGAATACACAAAACTATCATATTGAAGATAACAAAGAAGTTGTTAAAACCTATATCAAAACTATCGAGGAAAGATTGGGTGGCAAACTCAATCGTAAAACTTTGGAGATTGAGAAACAGCAAGAGTTCAAGGATGGAGATGTTGTGTTTGTTAGATGTAAAAGATTTTGTTATATTGAAATCTTTAATTACTTTAAGGATGATGGCTTATATGATCACGCTTCACTAAGCACGACACTACAGATGATTGATATTTGTGGTAAATACCCAATATCCAAAGATGAAATCGAAGAAATTCGCCTTGCCACTGACTCAGAAAAGAAGCAGCTCTTTGAAGCTTTAGCAAAGGAAGGTAAGGTTTGGGATGCCGAAAGCAAAGCCATTGTGGATTTGAAACCGAAGTGGACTCCAAAGCCATTTGATAGAGTGGTAACAAGAGTTGATGATGATGCTATATGGACTGCTAATATTTTCAGTCATATTGACCAATATGGAGAATATAATACTATTGGTTGTGTGGGTGGTTATCCTTATTGTCTTCCTTACAATGCAGAGACAGCAAAGCTGATTGGTACAACAAATAATTGGGAGGGTTAGACATGAACAATGAAGATTCAATAGATTACATACCTTATTATCTCCTCCCAAAACTAAAATGCGTTGATGCCCCTAAAGATGGAAAGACAAAACGTAGAGAGAGGAGAAAACGACAATTAAAAAGAAGAAAGGGTAGATTATGATTGATAAAAACAAAATAAAAAGTGCAGCACAAGGATATTGTGATGCTACTTATGGCACTCTCAATACCAATCCTTTTATAGCAGAAGCTTTTAGGAAAGGTGCTAATTGGGCTATCAATGAGTTTTTAAAGGACTTGTGGCATCCTATTGAAGAAGAGCCAGATAAGAGAAAGAGTGATATTATTACCATAGGTTCTTATAACTATATTTCCCTACACTTTAAAGAATCCTTTATTTGGAAAGAGGAATCTTGGAGACATTCAATTAGTAGATGCCAAATCACCAAGTGGGCTTATTTATCTGACATACTGCCAAAGCAGAAAGGAGGAAACCATGATTAAGCCAGTTACTACGTATTCTGTCGTATGTGACAGATGCGGAAAAATTTTTGAAGCAGACGGGTGTATTGCTTGGACTGATAAGCAATCTGCAATATACTATGCTCTTGCATCAGAATGGGAAGAGATAGGAGATAAGCACTACTGCCCAGATTGCTATGAGTTTAATGATGTGTTAAACGTATATGTTCCTAAAAAGAAAGGGAAATAAAAATGAAGAAGAAGGGATATTACGAATACAGTAACGGCATTTATCCAAGGAAGCTGTGGGTAATGTACGACACAAGTGAGGACGAGATTGACAAATGCTTTACCGACATGAAAGGCAAACCTCTTGTTCACAACGATGAGCCTATGAATGAAGGAAACTACGGAGGTATGGTTTATGACGAATGTATGAGTAAATCAGGAAATTACATCGGCAATCTTGTAGTCTTCCCAAAGAAGAAAGACATGACTATGAGAAATATCAGCCATGAGGCGTTTCATGTTCTTTCGTCAATGAATGACTCATGTGACCTTGAGAGGTTCAGGGTTGCCAACAATGAGCATCAGGCATACCTTATGGGGTGGATATGTGATTGTATCAACAAGGCTCGTTTGGGCATTGGCGATTTCGTTGAACTAAAAGATAAGGAGGAATAGGTGTGGAAGTAGTAAAAATAACTAAGAAAATATACAAAGCAGTAGGGTGTGAAGAAGGACACATCTTTGGAACATTTGCCTGTTTTAAAGAGTTGCGTGAGAATTATAATTTGTCAGTACAAAAGACTTGCTTTTGCTGTGGGCGCAAATTCCAACCAGAAGATCTTATTTCTGTAGCGTGTTTTGACAATGGCGTAGGAAACAGATTTCTTTGTCAAAAGTGTAAGGATATAGCATTAAAAGATTTAGGCGATAAAAATATTTTTTTACATTAGTATTTAACCGCCTTCGGACATAAATAGATAGATTATGAATATAGATAAATTAGAAAGAGCAAATATCTTAGCCAAAAGTTTGATTCCTAAAGTAGATGAACTCTTAGATATGTCTTTAAAATCAAGCAGAAATGGACTTGCTGATGCTATTTGGGGACTATCACAACATGATATGGAATTTGGCAAAAAATTCAAGCAATTACTGAATGAAACAAAACAGAGATTTCAGAAAGAGTTTGACGAGCTTTAGTAACTAACCGTCCTTATAGGACATAAATATAAGTAATATGATTAAGAAGTACAGAAAGAAGCCTGTTACCATTGAAGCTATTCAGTGGAATGGCAAGAATTTGTCTGAGATTGACAATTTTATGGGTGGAACCGTTGAAAACAAAGGAACTACCCTTGTGATTCATACCTTAGAAGGAGATATGGAGGCATCTATTGGTGACTATATCATCAAGGGTGTAAACGGAGAGTTCTATCCTTGTAAGCCTGATATTTTCGCTAAGACTTACGAGGAAGTAGCTGAGTAACTAACCACCCTCTCCTTGGCAACAGGGAGAGGGTAAAAAGAATAGAATATGAGATTAAGTGAATTTAGAGCAGGTACTATCTTAGTTGATGGTTATGGCAAAGTGTTTATACATGATGGCTTTATTAACGCTGATGGATATGGCGTTATAATTGGTGAGGATTCTGATGGAATGATTCAGAAATCCAATGGTATTGGTAATTGGATGAAAGGCTACTTGAGAGAAGCAACTTCACAAGAAGTTCGTAAGTTTTTCGATAAGGTTCGTAAGACGCAGAAAATTATCAATTACTAAAGAGGATAAGCAATGAGTAAAGAAAAAGCTATAGAGTTAATCAAGGAGGTTAAACATAGTTTATTTTTAGTGAAGAGTATGTTGTATATTAGAGATGAAGACACTCTTGTAGAGAAAATGGACTTAAATATTCAAAAATGTGATAAGGCACTTAAAGAGTTGGAGGATTGAGTATGACAAGAGAAGAAGTTAAAAAACTAATGCCTATTTTGGTAGCTTTTGCAGATGGCAAAACAATAGAAAGCAGATGTATCAAAGGCGACAAGCCTTTGTGGTATGATGACGAAGACCCAAGCTTTGATAATGATTTAGAATACAGAATAAAGCAAGAGCCAAAGTATCGCCCATTCAAGAACACAGAAGAATGCTGGCAGGAGATGCAAAAACATCAACCTTTTGGATGGTTGAAAGATAAGAATGATGGACATCGCACCTTAATCACTGTTGTAGACAATGAAGACATGATGGCATTAAATGGAATAACAGGTTGGGACTTTTTGAGCATTATGAATATGTATGTTTTTTCTGACGGTAAACCGTTTGGAGCAAAAATTGAGTAGAATTACAATGGAATTAAAATTGACGAATTTTGAGGAAACGGAGGATGAGGAATGAGGATAGGACTTATTGATGTGGACGGACGACACGGCAAAAAGAAATGGGGAGCTACGGTATATCCTAACGTGGCTCTCGGCAAGATTGCCCGTTGGCACACGATGCATGGCGACGAGGTGGAATGGGCGCAGCCTACCGACCTTTTCGACAGGCATCATTACGACATCCTGTATGCCAGCAAGGTGTTCAATTTCTCTCCCGACATCGACTTTCGGCAGTTCTCCTACGACCGACTGGAGAAGGGTGGCACCGGCTACGACATCTACAAGCGTCTGCCCGACGAGATAGACCGCCTGCAACCGCTATACGATTTGTTTCCATGGGTGCCAAAGAACCATGCTTACGGCAAACTGACCGAAGGTTGCCCCAACAAGTGCTTTTGGTGTGTGGTGCCCAAGAAAGAGGGGTTCATCCGTCCGTATATGGATATAGAGGAGATAGCCATCGAGGGCAGGACGCATGTTGTGCTGATGGACAACAACATTCTTGCAGCGGGCGACTATGCGAAAGAACAGCTTCAGAAGATAATCGACCTTGGCCTGCATATCGACTTCAATCAGGCGATGGACGCACGACTGGTAACGACAGAATATGCAGAGTTGTTAGGAAAAGTAAAATGGATAGACTCTCGCATCCGCTTCGGTTGCGACACCACGGCGCAGATAGCGGAATGTGAGCGAGCCATGCAGCTTATCAATGCAGCAGGATTTCGTGGCGAATATTTCCTATACACCATGATAGGAGGCAAGAATGACTTTCGGGAATGTTATCATCGTCTGCATTATTGGTGGGAGCGACTAAAACGCTTTCGCAAAGACCATGAAGGCAGAGCCGTGTATGCCTACGCCCAGCCATACCGCGACCCGACAAATCCTAATCACGTCATCCCTAAATGGCAAAAGGACATGGCTCAGTGGTGCAACAAGCGAATGATATTCTGCACCACCGACTTCAAGGACTTCATGCCAAGAAAGGGATTCAGGTGTGAGGAATATCTGATGGAGTATGAGATATGAAGGTAATAGGTATAACCTTATGTTGATGAAACGATAATTTCTTAACATATCAAACATGACGTATTAATGAAAATGCGATTGTTTAACACGTTCTACAAAAACATAACAACACAAAAACAACAAAGCATGATTGAACTGAATAAGATATATAATGAAGACTGCCTCGAAGGAATGAAACGTATTCCTGACGGAAGCGTGGATTGCGTGATATGCGATTTGCCGTATGGTGTCCTCAACAAGCAGAGTGAAGGAGGAGGATGGGATAGCCTTATTCCGATTGAGCCATTATGGGCGCAATATCTACGCATTACAAAGCCTAATGCAGCCATTATTCTATTCTGTCAGGGTATGTTCACTGCGCAGCTTATGATGTCGCAGCCTAAACTTTGGAAATACAATCTCATTTGGAGCAAGCAGCGTCCAACTGGCTTTCTAAATGCGAACAAAATGCCTTTACGCTCGCATGAGGATATTGCAGTATTTTATCGAAAGCTGCCTATCTACAACCCTCAGATGGTAAAATGTGCGCCACATCAACGAAACCATAGAAAGGGCGATGGTTCTCATAGTTTGAAGCGAGGTTGCTACGGCGACCATAAAGAAGTGCCTACTATCGTATCAGATGAAAAATTCCCAAAGAGCATTATATGTTTCGATAAGGAACATTCTGCTGACACCTTCCACCCCACTCAAAAGCCCGTAGCTCTTATTCAGTACCTCATTCGCACCTACTCCAACGAGGGCGACACTATATTGGATAACTGTTCTGGAAGTGGCACCACCGCCATTGCAGCCATCCGTGAGAAGCGCAACTTCATCGGCTTTGAATTAAACAAAGAATATTACGACAAGGCTTGCAAGCGCATTCAACTTGAAATGGCGCAGCCGAGCCTATTCTAACAATAGAATTACAATATAGTTATGATTGGAGATTGTCAACTTTGCAAATTAAGTGATATTTGCAAGTATATATACGCAGAGTGTTGCCCTTATATGAAAGAGGAGGAATAGTTATGGCATGGGTAGCAGTTAATAGGTATGGTGACGAATACATCTATGAATCAATGCCACAACGATTTTATTGTGTATGGGAGCCAACATTTTGCGAATACGAAAATAGAGTGTACGACTACGTAGAGCTTCCAAAAGGTAGCATCAAGAAGCTCATCGGAAGAGAATTAAGCTGGAACGATGAGCCAGTAGAACTTAAATAAGAATAGATATGGTTAAGTATAAAATTTGTTTAGACCCAAATCTTAAAAAATTGATGGAAGAACGTGGGTTCACATTTGATAACAAAAATATTTACAAGCCAGAACGTCAACTTATGGCTACTGATGTTATCAGAGAACTCAAAAAGTTGATAGAAGAAAATGGAGATAAACCTGTTTTCGTATCTACTGGATTTGAGTATAGTGACGCTTGCAGTGTATCAACCTATGATAATGGTGATATTCGCATTGGATCATAAAAATAAAACTTAAAGAAAAATAGCGTATGTCACATTGTAGAGTTTTATTCGTTGGAACAATCGAGAATTTGTTCAACATTTTTGAGGACTGCCCAGATTTATTATGTGAATCACCTTCAGAAATAGCATTTTCGTATGATTACCTTACAGTATATACGAAAAAAGAACTTTTAGAAAACCTCACACATCATTCTGAATCTTTATATCCAGAACAAGAGGATTGTGAGTTTACTAAGGATGATATGGAATTATATGACAAAATAGTTAGAAAGAGGCAATATTATGAATGCTATGACATCAGAGATGAGACTCCAGAACACAACTTAAAGTGGGAGTTTGAGGCAGAAAGTGACATTAAAACGTACTTTGAAAATCTCCCCGATAATACTCATTTCTTTGTTTGTGATGGCCATTTATAAAAAGACGCCACCACCCGGTCATCACGACTGAGTGGGGGCTTTTTCAAAAAACTTAAAAACATAATAACTAAAACCCATAAAACTATAACCTATTCACTAACCTATCTAAATATTCGTCCAGTTCTTTCGGGTACCACACTTTTTCGGTAAACCCGAGTCTTTTCTTTCCAGCAGGCAACTTGCCATCCTTCACATATCTTCTAAAAGTAGAAGATGGCAGCCTGGTATATTTACAAGCCTCAGCAAAGCTGATAGCCTCATCCTTATTTGCCAGCCTATGTAGATAGTCAAACAGAAAGGCCGACTGCGTTCTGTTGACAAGACATCTGCCAGACCTTATCCTGTCGTGAAACTCCATCAACAGGTTGTCTATAGCCTCCAGTTCCTCGCTTATCTTCACCATATCAATGTCGTTTATACTGCTTCACGCCAATCACGAAAAGCAGCGCAATCACCAATGCGGCAAAAAACTTCCCAATCGCTACAAAGAGCCTTTCGCTCCTACTCATCTCCTTCTCCACAGGGTAAGCTACGTTCACACTGTCACGTTTAACGACTGTGTCCTTCTTTACCTTATATATATTATGATACCTGTCCCTATACAATGTCTTGTTTACGTACAGGGTATCTCCCTTTCTCTCCACATATACCGAGTCTCTCTGGTACACACTATCCATTATGACAGTCGTGTCCACCCTCGTTATGTACTCAGTATGGATCTCAGGCACACTTACGTACTTCGTCTTGCAGCTTCCGAGAGCCAACCCTGCTAATATCACCAATATCGCAATGTTCAACTTCATGAGCACAACACCTTTTTACATTTTGCCAACCATCTTTTCCTGCTCGCAAGCCCGTTGGTTCCTCCGTTAATGCGTTTCGTCACAGCCACCACATCGTCCTTGTCGGCCAACTCGTTCAGTCCGTGCTTCCACCACCACCAGGCACCACTCTTTGTTGCACCGAGCGGCTTTTCCAGCAGTTCCGGATTCTCCATGATGTCGCCCTTGCAATATCCAGAGTCCTGATAAGCCTTGTAGTTGACTCTGCCTGTAATGTGCAGCATCCCTCTTCCCTTATATCTCGCGCCATCACCCTTCATGTTGTTACCGAGCATCTTTCCAAGCCTTCCTTCCTCGTATTTTCGGAAGTACGATGGATTCCCGAGTTCTCTCATACACCTCAGCCCGTTGGTCTCATGACATACCTGAGCCATGAAGTGAGCAAGTCTCAGTGGTGTATTGATATGAAAAACATCACACCACTCGTTGATATAATGCAGAAAGTAGCTCACTCTGTCCCAGTCTTCCAGGATTTCATACATCTGCAGCCTCGTTATCTTCATTTCTCTGCCTCCTGCTGTTTCTTTAGAACCTCAGCAAAAGCCTTTGCCAGGTCGTCTTTGTTCTCCAATAGTATGCTTATTGTCTTTTCCTGCTTGCGTATCTCTGCCTTCTGCCATGACTTTTCTCTCACACTCATGAATTCGCAAAACACGCAGTACCCTGCCCATATCATCGAGAATACCGGGAACGGCATCACGATGCAGGCTATCAGGTCTATGCACACCGTAACCAAGAATGGCGAGAAATACTTTCTTGCCTTGTCGCAGGTTTTCTTTAGCCCCATGCTGGTCGTAGCCTCTCCGTTCTGTCTCGCCTTCTTTATGCCGAAGAACAGGTCTACGGCCATAGATACGATAAGAGCACCCATACAGATAGCTATCACCAGCGCCGATCTGTATAGATGCTCTTGCAAAAATGTATGTATTATCTCTGTCATATCTTTGATTTTTGTTGCCTACAAAGATATGCGCTTTTCTTTCACCTTTTTCTCTTAGTAGTCTTACCTATCCCATCATGTACCAGAATATCTTATCTGTAGGATGGACAGTATCCTCGTCATTCAGAAAACTTACCGACAACTCGCTCATCCTCCCAATCAGACTGCCTTTGTCCTTCGTCCATTTTCTCACCAACTCTATGTGGTTCGAATACATCAGATTCATCGTTACCGCGAAGTCCCATAGATTGTAGTCAGGTATATCCTTACCTACGCGTCTGTACTCCTTTTCTATGTCCTCGTAGCTCACAAATGGAGCATAGCTCCTGTGGGTATCACTGTCGTAGTAGTACATCTGTGAGATGCAGCCTCTCGCTGTCAACTCGTCAAAGTGACTCACTCCGTTCTTGTAGTATTGTATGGCTCTGTAGGCGTTCTCCTCCTGCTCCTTACTCATACCACACTCTCCTTCTTCCAACATTCTAAGCGCATTTCGTACCTCGCTCAAAAGTAAGTTTAATGAATCCATAAATGTAAAGTATAATTGTGAATATAATAAATATATGATGCGCCTCTATCTGTTCCGGGCGTATCATCCAGCTCTTGTAGTATATTCTTATGGCATTAATACCGAAAAAATAAAGGAAGGGTATTCTGAACATCCAGCAGTATTTATAGAAATAACTCGCTGGCAGCATGGCAAGCGGCATATAGACATAAGCCAGTATATAAAGCCATATCACGCAGTTTCCGTTCGTATCCGTGTCAAGGATAATGGGACGCGAATATCTCGAATAGTCCCAAACTCCGTACCAGTGACCGATCATTAGCGGGATGGGAATCCATTTCACACCAATCTCATACAGCTTGAATATGCCTCTGTCAAGCAATCGCGAACGTATCGCACGCCGCTCTTCTTCCGAAATCGGACTTTCTTCTTGTTCTGTTTCCATAACTTTCAGTTTTTATTTATTTTTGCTTGGTTTGAGTTAATTATGTATCAAACATGCCTTTTACATTACAATTCACTGCAAATATAGGCATTTTTGCAACAAATCATTGCTTAAATAATATCTTTTTAGAATATTTAACGATAAATATACAACTGCTTATTTGGATTTTATCTAAATAAGACGTATCTTTGCAGCGTACTATAATAAATAACCTATGCCAAGAAGAGGATTTGACCTTACAGTCGCTATGAGGCGCGATTTACTTAGCGCCTACAGGCAAGTCTACACCAACTGTCATTCTCAGAAGGAGGCGTGGATCAAGACGGCTCGTCATGATGCTCATCGGTTCTATGTCAGCCCCAAAACGGCTTACAATGTCCTGCGCTATATGGTACGTGGCGATTTCACTGTGGTCGATGCAAAGAGTCCAAGAGAACAACGTATGTACTACGAACTGTTCCGCAGACTCGACAAGCTGTCTCAGCAGAAGGAGTTCATAGGCAAGTCACTGTGGTTCATCACTCCCTTCTTGGTATCTCAGCCTGCGCCAGAGTTCTATGCAAGTATAGAAACAGTGCGAAAGGCTATTAGTTGCGGAAAGAAATATGGAGAATATTATCATCACAAAGAAATCTTCGGAAAAGACAAACTTTCTGATAAAGACCTTGCTCACTTGCGTAAGTCTGGCGGTTTTCGTCGCACGTCCAGATAATGCAGGCTTCTTCCCCGGAAGTAGCTTCGTCTCTCATCTTACATATTCGTTTTGTCACGCCAACATTTTTCATCTTGCAGCCAACCTCGTTGTCCTGTGGTCGCTGCGCAATCGTATATGTCTTTGCGCAAGCCTCTTCGCTGCGGTTTTGTCGAGTTTCTTGCCGACGTATGTGTCTCAGCCCACTGTCGGGCTTTCTGGAGTTATCTTCGCTGCCATAGGCATCATGTGGGGTAAGACTGGCAGATTTTTTGACTCCTGTTGCGTGGTTATGCCTTTCATCGTTCTCGCGATGCTCATGCCTGGAGTCAACGGCATACTTCACTTCTATGCATACATCATTGGTTTTATCATCGGACGTATTGTTACTAAATATTCACACATTCCATACTTTTGAAGTAATTTGATATCACTATCCTAAGAGGCGGCTGCTCGTGATGAGTAGCCGCCTCTGTTCTCTTGTCTTATTTATCTTCTCTCCGCTTCTGTACCTCTATCACGGTTCCTGCATACGAGTCAGACGCTCGAAACCCAGTAAGCGTGTATCTTATCTTGAAATATGCCCAAGGCTTACCGCCAAGACTGTTCAGCTTCCTCCAATGTTTGGCATTGTTGCTTCCCCATACTTCCAGTTTCACCTTGCCGTTATCCGATGCGTCCATAAGGTGTTTGACGGACCTCAGCGATTTCTGCATAATGCTTCCTCCCAGTTTCAGGGCTCTTGTCGTAACGGTTCCGCTGTAAGTATTATCGTCATGAACGATGTCCGGCTTGGTCGTAAGAGAATAGACGTTTCCGTCCGTATCTTGTATCAGATTGTCTGGGTAGTCGTTCGCCAACGCCTTTGCCTTCACTCCGTTCTCCACTACCGAAAAGGTCTTGTCCTTCATGTTGTAGATATACTGCCAGGGGTAGACCTTGCTGTATATCCTTAGGAGTGAGTCTCTGTAGTCGTAGACTATAAGGCAGTTCTTTAGATAGTTGGCAAATCCTCCATCCTGCATGCTTGATCTACCTTTTAACTGTTCACTCATAGGTGCCGTTTCTGCTCCGCTTGCTGCCATCAACCCCTTCTCCGAAGCAAAGTACACCAGTTTGTCAGTAGGAACAAGTGGAGAATTCTCAAGGCATACTTCTCTCGATATGGGGTGTATGCTGCCATACATACCTTCGTTCGTCACGCTCATGGCGTATATACCTTCTGATGTGAATACAATCAGTGGATATTGACCGAACTGTCCCTGACTGATAGCCTCTGTGTTCGCTATGATCCCAAGTATGCTTCCCGTTCCTACGGTGTTATCTCCACTCGCTTCAAATAGGAATGGGTTGTTCACCACAGAAGTGTAGATATTTGAGTCCAGCGTCTCGTGGGCGTTCTGATCCACCACCGGCCTTGCATTGTCATCTTCAAATCCGTCATACGTTATTCTCGGGAATGGCAGTTTGTCAAAGCAGTATGCTCCGTTCAGCCTTGGATGTACTTTCAGTTTTATGTGGGATGCGCTCCCAGTGTCCTTGTCTATAATCAGCATTTCTGTTGCGTTAGGGTCTGGGTAGTATATCCAGCTGCCTATCATTTCTGGTAAGGCCGTGTAATACCCGTCTGCTTTCACCCATGCGTCCATGCTGTTAGCTACTATATGTGTGTATATTTCGTATTCCTGCTCATCAGGGAAAGGCGCGATAACGCCCGACATTCCAGGTTGCTCTCCTGTTGTGATAGGTATAAAGTCGTTGAAACCGCTGAATGGTTTTCTCTTCACACCTGTCATATTAAGACGGTTATTGTATGGGTACACTTTCTTAGCCACCATAGTTGCCCATCCGTAGTAGTCATCCGTCTTTAGCTGCTCCTGCTCCGTCAGCGTTTCTACCACATGATTGGCTATAGGAGCATATTCAAGTTTACCGTTCGCCTCATCTGTCTTTATCGCAAAGAGTTTGTAGAATTGCGTCTTGCTCATCAACGCATCTATAATCTCCCTGTCCGATTTCACATGTTTAGGCATAATAACCGACCTCGCTTTGTATTCATCATATGTAAACTTATAACTTTGATTAAGGTCTAAAACAGGTACACCTAATATTCCGCCGCTTAAATCTTTCCGTTTGCCAGAAACTTGGTTCATATAGCAGTATCCATCCATTTCTAACGGCTCTTTAAACTCGAAATCTCCATCTATATCAAAAGGCCTTACTTCATCGGAAGCAAACACTACAATCTCTTTCACGATGTCTTTCCAGTTGTCAGCACCCTCTATAGAGGCTTTGTAGTATAGGTCACTATGCCCGATGACGTATATAAAATAAATAGCTGCACTACTATTAACGTTCTCTAAGTCTAACGTCTGCCTGTTAACAGATTCTTCATAATTTTCCCCATTGTGACGGTGTGGTGCTATTTTGAAGTTTCTGTTGATTGTAGGACATACAAGAATAGGGTTGCTGATTCTTGCATAAGAACCATCGTGCAGTTTTAGAGCATATCTTACAAAGAATGGGAAGCAGAACTTGTTTGTTTCTTTTGCCTCCTTTATCTTAGACGCAACATGACCCTGTACGGCTGTTTGGAAATCTTTAAGCTTGTTTACATCGTTTATTGGCTTATAAGTCCAGTAGGTGGAGGTTTTACTGGTCGTTACGCTGGTCAGGCTTCCAGAGTCGTCGTAGTAGGCTGTTTTCTTGCTTGTTTCACAGAACTCTCTTATATCGAGAGCAGTTGTCTTGCCGCTTCCTATTGACATGTTGGTGGCAAACGTTCTGAATTCCACCTTTGGCTTGGGGAGTTCTGTTCCCAGGTCTACATACTTCGTACCTTTGAACAACAGGTAATGTATGCCGTTCTCTGTAACACATATCAACGTATTGCCCACACTCGTTATCTCAGAAGGTTCTCCTATACTAAACGTCTGGCCGCTATCCATGTCTATTCCGTCATCCGTCATTTTGTAGCAGATGATAGACTGCGTATGCTCCAACTTTCCGATAAGGTTTTTGTAATCTGCCATCTTGTGCACATACATGATTGTATATGATGTTTGGCCGATTTTCACTGGTTTCTGTATCGGCTTCAACTCTCCGTCTCTGTAGATAAACCCGTCACATACCTCCAGCTCGTTGTCATCACTCATCATGTCGCTGGGCACGTTGGTCATACCCTTGCCGAAACTCAGCACTTTTCTTTCTGTATTCCTTTCCATAATAGTCTTTCGTTTTAGAATTTTGCCATCGAGTGTACGCGGTCTCCCTTTGGCGTGTCGCTCTTCTTAGGTGCCCACCTTGGTTTTTCCATGTCGTTTGCGCTCACCCATAGACCTATAGCTGTACTCATCAGAACATCGTCATGGTTGCCGTTACCTACAATGTTTCCAAGGCTTCCGTCGTCGTGCCGCTCGTATATCCTCAACTCATGATACATCTCTCTGTCTGGTTCTTTCCACAGCATATCGTCCACATACTGCTCCAGGTTGTCTATCACCCAGCCTTTCGTTAGCTTGTTCGTTTGAAATCCGTACTTCGCCAGCACATTGTCCTTCACATCCTCAGGACTCGATGTTCTCTGATACAGATTGTCATAGTAGTAGGCTATCTCGTTGATGATACTTCCAAAGTGATCTCCCTCTGTGTTGTTGTTCTTCTCGCGGTCTGCCGTGTTGCTTTCTATCACCAGTAGCGCATCGTCATAGAAGTGTGCAAGTGCTGCCGCCATCCATGCTATGCGGTCGTGCCTCTCGTGCCCCCTCCATCTCGCCACAACCTCAGGCTTGCCTTTTATCGTAGGTATCATGCCGAAACGGTCTATCACTGTCATCACCGTGTAGTCTGATGTTGATGACTTACCGCCTATATCAACACTCACCACATATCTGTTCTCCACCTTCAGCTTGTTGGGCGCAGCCCATATTTTCAGGCATCCAGTTCCGTCATTCCTTATACTGATAGATGATTTCTGTATAGTGCTGTCGTTCTTGTTTCCGTCTACCACGATGTCTGCCGTGTACATCGGCTCTTTCTTGTAGCGCTTCTGCAGGTCGTCTATGCTGTATGGATTGAATACGAGGTTACCTGAGTTTCTAAAGGCATCCTCCTCGTCTATTGGTGCCTCCGTGGCACAGAAGGAGTGCGTGGTGAACTTGTTGCGGAAGTTTCTGTACCACTCTATGGCCTGCATACATGCTCCCTTCTCCCACATTCGCCAAAAGAACTTACCAGTCTCTCTGTATCCTCTTGGATTGGTGCTCCTGTCTTTGTTCTGCAGCAGCCATCTCGCAAAGGCTCGTTCGTCCTTCACTTCCTCCATATCGTGCTCTATGAAGTAGCAGGGTATGAAGATAAACGAGTAGGCATCGTTGTTATCTGGATTCATGGCGAGCTGACACTTGTCGTAGAAGAAGCCAGAGTTACCCTTTCCTGTACTCTCGAATACCTCAAGGTTGTCCTCTTGGTTTCTGATACCTCCAGAGATAGAAGAAATAACACCTTCCGGGTCATGCTCAGGCGTTTTCTTCCAGTATGCCACCTCCGAGTAGTGGGCGCAGTGGAAGTTGCTACCGCGCACGGAGTCGAAGTTTTCAAATGATGCAACGGTAAGCGTACTTCTTCTGATAGCTCTCATTCCGTCCGTAACTTGAAAGTCATCTGGAGAGTTTTCGTAGGGCGAGAATTGCAACTTTGAACCGGGACAACCCACTGTCCATCCAGGCTGGTTCTCCAAAGCCTTTCTGTACATAGCCTTTATTTTCTTGGCCGTATTCTTCTGTTGAGCCAGCACGATAGCATTCCATCCGTCCCTCCTGTAGTCTTGTATCCACTTGATGTATAGCTGCGTCAGGGTCGAACCTCCCCATTGTCTTGCTTTCAGAATTACCACCCTGATGGCTGCTCCACTGGTGCGCAAATCTTCGAATATTTTCAGCAGCTTTCGCTGTGGATAGTTCAGCTTGAAGGGCACCATGTTTCCCGTTATCTTGTCCTCTATCTTGTCTGTGGCGTACAGAGCGAACTCTGGGTCTTCACGAAACCTCACCTTCATAATCTCAAAGGTCAGTATCATGATGAGCTGCTTGGTATATCGGCTGCCTTCATCATAGTCTCGCCTCCACACACGGATAATGAATTCTCTCAGACTTCCCAACTGCCTCAGCTGCCTGTATAGCAGTGTGCGCATACACTCCTTCGGAACCCACATCTTCTTGATCATGAAATCCGGAAGCTCCAGCACCTCTCTATGCTCAAAGTCATAGCAGTTTTCGCCAGTCCAGGGGTCATACGTGCCGTAGATTTCTTCATATCTCCGTCTGTTCTCCCTTACAAGTTCGTCTATATCTTCCTCTTTAACTATCGCCATCTGCTAATGATTGTAGTTCCTCAAAGTCTGCGTCCTTTATCTCGGGCACCTTCGACACGTCTATCTCATTATTATCTCCCACTTTAGTCATACTCAGCGCTGCCAGCTGTTTAAAGTCCTCGTCCAGTCCGTGCGTCACACTCACCTCGCTCTGCTTGGGTATCATGTGTTTCATCAGGTCTTTGTATATGGTTGCGTATGTCTTTGGGTCATACTCGGCCAACTGGTTCATGCAGTCCTCAAACTTCTCTTGATGACGGGCAAGGAAGTCTCTCAAGAACTCCTTTTGGGCGCTCTTCGTGGCGGGCAGTATACGCTTGGCTTTCTCGCGCTTCTCTGCCATCACCTCCCTCACCGTCTTTATATCGCTGTAGTCCTCCATGTTCTCTAAAATGGTTTATAGGGTTTATGCACACTACCGGGTTTCGTAGCATTCGATGCGTCCAGTATGTCTAATTCTGCATCTTCTACCTCTGCTGCCTTGTCTGCCGTCAGCGGATCCTTGCTCGTCAATGTCAGTTTGAAATATTCATACAGCGCCCCTGCCGCTATATAGTTATGTATTGCCTGCACCAAGGAGTCATACCTCGTATCGTCCCAGTAGTCTGGCATCCTTAGCCATATTTCCTGTTCGTCCCACTCCTTGATAGCATTGTCTCTTACAATCCCCTCCTTTTTCATCAGATAGGCGGCCAACAATCCTTCTACTTTCTTCATGTACTTGTCAAACCATCGGTAGAACAAAGGCCGTTCATGGTCATTCTCACTTGTCGGAATGGTGTCTGCCTTCGCATCGTTGATGCTTCTGCGGCTTCTGCTCAGCAGGTTTGTCGTCGCATCTACGTCGTACCAAAGCTGGTTGGCATACACAAAGATATGCTTGTCTGTGTGGTAGCGGGTCGCCATAGGCTGCTTCGGCGCAAAGGGGTTTGGCGTTGCTTTCCATCCCCTTTCTCTGTCATGGTGCATGGGGTGTAATGTATTGAATCCCATATTACTCCTCCTTTGTTACGGTTATCTCTACTTCCCTCTTTAGATTGTCGCTATGACGTGAGAAAATGGTTACGGTTGTCACACCTGTATTTATAGGCACGAGGCAGAAAGCATGAGGCTCGGCACTTCTTTGTACTTCAAGAATGCCTGGGTCGCTGCTTCTGGCTTCAATATCGTCTATTGCGCTATCGTCAATAGAATATGATAGGGTAGTTTCCTTATTGCCAAGTTCAATAGTCACACCGCCTCCGTTGTCGCTTCCATCCACCTTTGTTGTAAGCGTCTTGGCGTATGGTATGGTTGGAACGGACGGACCGCTCAGAACAAAGCATCTGCGAATGTTCTGCTCGTCAAATGTCAATGACTGCAAGTAAGGTTCTGCCTGTTTAAGGTTGGTAGTTTTTAACCACCACTGATATATCATATAGTCTTCCACATACTTTGCCACTAATCTTGCCAAAGTATCAGAGAGTGTTCCGTTGCACCTGCGAGATACGACAACAACAAACTCTACTATATCGTCATCCTTATCGTTGTAGTAGATAACGTTATCGCCTGATGTCTGAGAGTTTGGAGCCAAATAGTCTGCCAGTATAACCTTTGTAATCTCCAATGCTGATTGGAAATCGTGTGTTAAAGTGTTTTCGTGAACCGCTTCGTCACCAGCAGCTTCGTTAAAACTCATCTTGATGGCTCTGTCGTCTGTAGCGCCATCTATCTTGGCCTTTAGGTAGGTTGCCCTCTTTACCTCGTCAACTACTACCGATTTGATAATTTGAAATTTTAATATCATATCTTTCCTTATTTAATGGTTCCTAACTGAGGATCACTCTCTATGGAGCCTGTCATATCTTTCAGCGTTTTAGCTCCAGCCGAAGGAGCCTCTTTGTCGAATACAAGTTTTATTGCGTCTTTCAGAAGCATATTTGCTTCATCCGAATACACTTTGGCTTGCTCTGTACCGCTCAAAGTCAACACCATATAGCTTGTATATGCTCTCACATATCCTCTAAAACAACCCTCGAAAGCATTCTTGTGTCCTTCGTTTAGTCTGATAACATTGAAAGTGACTGATGCAGGAATAGAAGATTCAATATATGTTTTTACGACTGGTGCCAGTTCGCCAGCAAAACTGCGAACTGCAGATTCTATGTATTGCCTTATCACAACTTTCTCTACTGCCGATAAAGTCGTGTTTCCAAACAGAGAATCACCTGCCTTGTCTTTCTGCCGCTTTGCGATAACAGAAACCTGCTTCATCACATCGCTTTCGATGGATTCCATGCTGATGGTTATCAATTTTGTATATTCTGCCATATAGCTTTATGCTGATTGTAAATACTCTTGTGCTTGGTTCACCGTTTCCTGGTTGGCACCCTGCACAACTCCGTTCTCTATCTGTCCACCGCCTTGTGCTATTGCTAATTGCTGTTGCTGCTGATACATCTGTTCAAGCTGTGCCTGCTGTTCCTGAACACTCGCAAGCAGCTTGTCTGCAAATGGAGCATTGATGTTCTGCAGATACTGCACCACGTTGATAGCACCCATTTGCAGCAACTGGTCAAGTTTGTCGTTTATCTGAGACTGATATGTGGTAGAGGCGGCTGCATTCTTTATACTTGTCTTGAAGTGTACGTCTCTTGCCGTATATCGGTCGTAGAATATGGTGCTGTTGTTGTCTTTGTTCAGTATCTTTCTGCCGTTCTCGTAGTACTGCTGTATGGTCATGCACTTCTTGGTGGCGATCTTCTCTGCGAACACGTCCATATCCGATAGAATTGAGTACAGCGAGGTGGTGGCGTTCTGTGTTTCCTGAGCATATCTCGATGCAGATGTTCCTGCCGATGGCGTTTTCCCTTGCAGAGCTCCGCTCACGTTCGACACTTCATGTATCAGGTTCAGCTCTATCTGCAGCAGCTCGTTGGCGCCAATGTTCACCGCATTCGAGGTGATGATGTCAGGCTTCACTTGTGGCATATTGGGCCTTGGTGTATAGAAACACAGTCCGTCATACTCCACTATTTCTTCGGCAAACTCTGCCGGACTCTTGCCGCCAAGAACTGTGGTTGGTATCATCCACACACCCTTCGAGCTGCTTCTTATCGCCATGTCGTTCATTACTATCAGGCGGTTGATGTATCTCTGCTGGTCTATCACGTTCGCTAAGAATGGGTGTATCTTGCCGTTGAGATACGGGAATAGCTTGATTGTAAACGGATGGCTCTTATAGTCGTATGGGGTTTCCCCCTTGCACAGCACAGTTCCGTCTGGTGCCATATAGGTGTAGTACCAGTATTTGTCAGCTACTTCTTCCGATACGATGTAGGCTCTCTCGTCTTCTGGCACACCCATATCGTCATACATCTTCTTGCGCTTAATATTGTCAGATCTCAGCTTCTCTATCATGGCCGTATCGTCCATATCCACCTTAAAGTACGAGTTGTTGGCGTTCGTGGCTATAGGGTCAAAACATTGCAGGCGCATCTTTGTCTCGGTAGTCCATACCTCTATCACTCTCACGTAGTGGTTCGACTTATTGGTATGGTCAAAGCTTATGTTGCCAAGGTTCTTTTCCTCGTTGAACTCATACCCCACTCCGTCATCACTCACGTCTTGTATGGAAAAGATGCTGTCAAGGTCATCTATCGTCAGTCCAAACTCCGGTCGCGCAAATTTCTGGTACAAATCTTCTCTGCTCACGTCATGCAGACAACCTATCAGGCTGATGTCCTCATGTCTCGGGTCGCTTCCGCACTCGAAAAACATAAAGTCAGGCTCCATAAGCTCCGTCCACGCGTCAGGAAGTTCGAGCTGCTTCGACTCCCACCCTTCTCTTGCGTACATTTGTCCGCCTATCACATAGTCTTTGATGGCGTGATTCAACAGGTCTTGCATATACGTTGACTGCCAGTTGCATTGCAGGGTCGCGCTCATCATGTCGTTGATAGCTCTTGAGTCATTGTCCCTGGCAAAGCACACGGGTTCTGTACCTTGCTTGGCATAGAGGCCGCCTATAGACTCCAGTATGCTCGCCATCACGTTATTGCTCATCGGCGTAGTGTTCTTTCGCTCCATATACTCCCGTTCAGTCATGTAGACGTAGGAGCCGTGATCCCACACCTTGATGGTATCTCCCCATTGGTCTCCCATGCAGTATCTCATGGTTCTCGCCCTCGTCTCTCTTACCCCACTCAGGCTGTTCCATGCGCTCCTGCATCGCTGCAATAGCTCCATGTCGTTACCATGTGCTTGCCTCGATGCACGGTTGATTACCGAACTGTACGGTTTCTTTCCAGGCATTACCATGCTAAGAGTCAATATCCTTGCTTTTGTCATTTTTTTATATACAGATTCTTGTTGTTTTAGCGCAAAAATAAGAAATGTATATCCTCTCTTTGCCCATTGTTCCCCATGTACGATTACCCTTGGTTACTAACGGAAAACCAATCCTTTTTTTTCGTGATATTTGCAGAAATATTATTTACATAATTATTTTTAAAAATGAAAAAGGAAGAACAAGCCAAAATGATGGAAGCTAAAGAGGCGACAAGCGCCCCTTCTGTCGGCACGGAACAAGATGCTCCTGCTGAGGACGAGCGCCCTAACCGCACGGCCTTCTCAAAGCGTTTCTCTAAGCGCCATTCCGACATCGACTTCGAGGACAAGGAGGCTCGCTATGGCGCCATGAACGACGATGCCGATATGCTCTCCAAGTACGAGGAAAGCGGAAAGGCTCTCTCAAAGATGCTCGACAGCAACAAGTGGCTGGCGGCTATGGTGATCGACTCTACACGGAAGAATATGCATCCTTTTGAGTGGATGGCTTCGCAGGGTATCGACATCAAGGCGGCACTCGAAGATGAGGAGCTTGGAAAGAAGGTTGCTACTCAGATTACCAAGTTTCAGGAAAAGGTAGCCGAACAGGAGAAGCACTCGCAGATGCTCGATGACAATCTCCGAAAGTCTTACGAAACGTTACAGGGTTTGGGACTCTCTGACGAGGAAACTAACGACCTGTGGGGAAAAGTATTTAGCGTTATACAGGATGCCGAAGATGGCAATATCTCTGCCGAAACATGGAAGCTCTTTAAGAACGCATACAGCTACGATGCTGACATTTCTTCGGCTCGCGAGGAAGCTGCCATGCAGGCTCGTAACGAGAAGATCCAGAACAAGGTGCGCTCCTCTAAGACAGAGGGAGGTATGCCTCCTTCTCTTGCCAATTCCGGAAGCGGAAACGAGCCTGCTAAGGCCATAAAGCGAGAGAGTTTCTTCGATGACATCAGAAGCAATTAACAAATAACATTTTTAATAGTATATAACATGAAGAAAGTAATGAATTATTTTTCCTTTCAGTCCGTCTTAAAGATGGTGCTGATGTTACTCGCAGTTGCAACGGGTGGTGGCGTTCTCGCTTTGGCCGACAATGTTGAGCCACAGATTGGCAACGAGGGCGTTGAACCCGCATCTAAGGAAACGGTTGAGGCGAAAGAGCCTGTCAATCCTGATACTAACGACCGACTGAGTCCAGGCGGTAAGAAGGACGGACAGGACTTAACAGGATCTCAGGCTTCATCAACTCAGCTTCGAGAGGGTGGTCTGCTCGAAAAGGAGTGGGACTCCGAAATTGTAAAGTTCTATCCTTTCAAGACTCCTATCCTCTCTATCGTTCGCCAGATGGCAAAGACCGTCAATATCAAAAACTGGTCTGTATCTCACCAGCGTGTGGGTGGCGAGACTCTTGATGGTCAGGTTACTCAGAAGATTGTAGCTGGCGATACAGTAGAAATCAACTCTACCAACTTCTCTGGCTCTATCCGTCCTTTCTACAAAGGTACCACTGTTATCGTGTCGGGTGTCCCTGGTTACAAGGAAGGTTCTAAGACTAAGACAGAGGGCACACTAATGCTCTACGTCATTGAGTCTAACGGCAAGAAGGCTGTCATGCAGGCCGTTAATGGTATGCCTAAGAACGAGGGCGATACGCGAGAAAACCTCGACAACATGACTTGTCCTGAAATACCGGTAGGCACTACTCTGCTCGCTGCTTCTTCTGCGGCTTCTGAGTCTCAGCTTACCATTACCCCAGAGAACTTCCAGCCTCGCGAGAAGTCTGTCTATGTACAGAAGAAGTTGCTCAACATCGTCTTTACTGACGACTACGAAAAGGTAAAGAAGGAGCAGCCTATCACGGTGGCAGATCTCAAGACCGATGCCATCATCAAGTATAATCTCCGTGCTGAGCGCACGTATCTGATGGGCATTAAGTCTCGTTTCAAGGCTGAAACTGGCGATGGCCAGATAGAAGATGTATACACCTCTGAGGGTATCATCAATCAGCTTACCAACACTTACGCCATTGGTGACGAGTATACTCTATCCGACCTGATTGCCATCTCAAAGTTGCAGTTCACAGAGTTCTCTGAGAACAACCGCTGCTTTGCTTTCTGTGGCAAGAATGCCATCGAGAGGCTTGAGAATATCAAACTTGAGGGCAGCCATCAGAACGACTTCATCAATCACAATGAGTTCGATTTGTCGTTCAAGCGATTCAAGGACACATTCGGATCTATCGACTTTATCTGGGCTCAGACACTCGACCTTATGGGCTTGTCTGACTTCATGGTCATCTTCGACCCTAAGGCTTCACGCCGTTACGTCAAGATTGGTAAGCGCGAGCAGACAAACGATATGTCCAAGGGTGGCGGCGAGGTCCGTGACGCAAAGCGATGGATTCACCAAGAGGCAGACTCTGTTGCTCTCCGCGGTTACAACTCTATCCTTGTCGGTCCTGCAAGCAAGATCAACAAGATTGCTACCGAGTCTTTGGGCGCAATCATCTCTGCTGCAAAGCTTCCTGCTACTCCTGCAAAGGGTATGAAGGTGGCTCTTACTAAGGACTATGTCAATGGTGGTACAACCTACGAGGCTGGTACTGTCTATTACTACGATGGTTCAGCTTGGTCTATATACGCAGGTCAGGACGTAGCTGCGTAATGTGAGTTCTTTTTCATTTCAACCAATATATATTTACTCATTATGGGGGCGGGTGCGGTAAGCCTCGCCCCCTTTTTAAATTCTAAAGTAATATGATTAAAACATACAAGGCGAGAGTCAGCAATAATAATGTAAGTTATCTGCTTGAAGGAAAGCATGGCAACAAGGTACGATACAACTTCACTAACGGCAATGTGGTTATCAACAAGTATCCGTCACTGACACTTCGCAACAGATACTGCCAGGATCTCCTGGAGTCCAACCCTCTTTTTCTTAACAACACCATCATTCTCGAGCACTCCGAGGAGGAATACCCTGGCGAGCAGGCTGCTCTTGATAAGGAGAAGCAAGAAGCTTTGCAGGCGCACGATGCCGTTACTGAAAAAGAGGAGACTTCCGAAAAATACACCGATGAGGCTGAGCCTGAGAAGGAACGGGTGATGGGTGTTGTTTCTACTGCAGACGTTATCGAGTATGTAAACAAGCGCTTTGATAAAGATTACCGCACTTTGGCTAATGCCATGAAACAGGCGTCAAAGTACAACATTATCTTCCCCGACTTCGAGCCATAATCCGCTATATATAAATAAGGTATAATGAGAGTAGATGAAATCATAAAACAGGTACGATGGTGTATTGACGAGGAAACTTCTGGTACATCTTATATCGCAGACGATAAAGACGACGTGTACATGGAGAATATCATCCGCGCAAAGATTCCTGATGCATTACATTGGATTGCTATTACTGCTTCCGCTTCTTCGGTGCTTTCATCATCTTCTTCTACACAGAAGAATGCTTCTTCCGATGTGGCATCTACAACCGCTACTATGACGGTAACCTCCTTTGATGGGCACGAGGATATTGGCGTTATCACAATGCCTTCGTCTGTCTCTGTGTTCAATATCAACCGTGTACGTGGCAAAGGGTGGCACAAGGCTGTCATTCCTGTAGAGGACACCTCTGATGAGGCACTGATGATGTTTGATGACACTTCCAAGGGAACCGTCGACCGACCACAAGCTGCCATCATGCGCGTCAAGCCACTGCAGGTATTGGTACAGCCTATGCCTTCCGATGGAACGATTTCCGTATCTTATGTAGGCGTGCCTACAGACGTAACAAAGGGCAGTGGCGAGGAGGACGATTCTGTCGAAATCTCCGACAACTTCCGTGGTGCCTTCATCTACTATCTTGCCTTCTTACTTCTTTCTGCCTATGATGATTCTAAGGCTAATCAAATGTATTCTATTGCTCTGCAGCAACTGGGTGCTAACCAAAATAAATAAGATGGAAAAGATAGCTACTTCATATAGCAACGAAGAAAATGCTTGGGTTTCCGAAGAACTAAGCGTGCATCGCAATGTGTACTTAACAATCAATCTTACCACTCCCGGAAAGGTTGTTATCAGGCAAAATTGTGGTGATGATAAATGGTATCGAGTTCCGATAAAGAGGCACAAGGATAATAAATCTTTCTGTTTCAGAATCCGCATACCTTCCCCTCAATTCAAAATTAAGATATTTACATCAACTCAACCAAAAGAAATTTGTTATGCCTACATTTAGAGAAGATATTAGGTTAGGAACGAAAGTTCCTCAAATGAAAACTGAAGATTACGAGGACAGGTCTGTAACAACCGAAAAGTTAGCTGACGAAGCTGTTACTTCCGAAAAACTTGGAACAGGTGCGGTTCTGAGAGATAATATCCAGGACGGCGCTGTTGGCACTGACGAGATAGCGAACGATTCCGTAACAACCGAAAAACTCCATGATGAAGCAGTCACGGAAAGAAAACTGGCAGAACACGCAGTTACTTCAAGCATCATTGGAAATGGAGCTGTAGAAAGAGTCAATATCCAAGAAGGAGCTGTTGGCACTCAGGAGATTGAAAACAATGCCATTACCATCGAGAAGATTGCTCAAGCCGTTTGGGACAAACTAAAAGATGAATATCTCAGAATAGATGGCAGCAATTTTATGCACAGCGATCTTGGGTTAAACGACCACAATATCATAGGCGTTAAAGAAATCAGAAACATCAGTGCTCTTCCTGCTGTTATAGCCTTTAATAAAGATGGCTATGATGTTAAGTTAGAAAAATGGGAAACAAGTGGAGGAGATGACGATCCATACCCTCGTTCTATTGGTGGCTTTGATGGTGGAAGATTTGAAGTTCCATTAGATGTTACAGCAGTTGGTTTTAAAACTCATAACCGCTCTGTGTTAGGTCTGTTAAACAACAATAGCGAAGTTATTACAGCAATGACAGATTCTGATATTGACAGTTGTATATCAAGTGTATTTAGATAAAAATATTAGCAAATGGAAAAATATTTAGATAGAAATAGTGTTTTAAGACTCCTGCAAGGCATCAAGACACAGATAGACAAGTCAAAGAAAAGTGTCCTTGATACTAAGGGCGTAGCAAATGGTATTGCCTCTCTTGATGCAGGAGGTAATGTTCCTCTTTCTCAGTTAGGAAATGTTGATACTGATATACACGAAATAGCTCTTGAACTTCCTACACAACTGACAGAAAAACAAAGTAAGCATATATTTTTGGTTCCAAGAGGTGTTGATGAAAAGACTAATAAGAATATATATAAAGAGTATATATTTACTGGTAGCGATATTACAAATGTCAAAGATACTGATTGGGAACAATTAGGAGAATTTACCACGAGTGTAGATTTAAAGGATTACTCTAAAAAGAGTGAGACTATTTCTGACATTCGTTTTACTGATACGGATGTAGATGGTAGCTTCAATCCTAACGTGAAACTAAATAATCTGCTATTTGAGTTTGCAGATGGCAAACATAAAATAATTAGTATTCCATTAGCTTCTGGTCCTTCCCACGGCTCAGTCCATCATTTACCAGGTCAACCTGGCTTTATGTCTGGAGAAGACAAGGGAAAACTTGACAATATAGACCTCAATGCCCTTACTGCATCCATCAACGCAGCTAATACCGCTGCCAATAACACAAACACCGCTATCCGAGCAGCAGAGACTGCAACGACAGGAGCAGAAACTTGCAATGTGGAGCTGTCAGGCTCAATAATATCTGTAACAAACCGAAACGGAGAAACCAAGTCGGTAGATGTCATCAATACAGATGAGGAAGTGACTGTAACCATCGCATCTTCTGTTGATTCTATAAACGTGGCAGGCATTAAAATCAATGTGTTCCTCAACAACGGAAAGACACCTCAGACGTATACAACCAACGCAGAGGGTAAGGCTACATTTACCATCGACCGAGGCAACTACTATCAGGTAGTGTTCCCTGAATATGGCAATGCTCAGCCTATCGCTCCTGTTGGCTATACAGCAGTATTGGGTAGCCGAAATATCAATGTGGAATATCTGCCTTACGATGAGGACAGTATGGAGAAGGTGATTATCACTGCTACCAAGTATGTTGAGAACGTAGGCACAGCTTGGGAAGGCATTCCTGTTATTGTGACAGTTGACAGGAAGGATACTACATATCAGACTGATGCGAAAGGTCAGGTGACGGTATTCGTGCCATACAAGAAGGAATATACAGTAAGAATTGATAATCAAGAAGGCTACAATGTCAGCTTCAATAAAAACTCGAGAACCTATACGGCAAACGTTCCTCAGAGACTTATCGACTACAGATTCTACCAGTTCAAGTCGGGTATATTTGTGGTAGATATTGATAAAAATGAGTACTACATCGAAGACTGGGTGACCGCAGGAAGAAACGCTGATGACGCAGTAGCTATCAAGGTGGCAGGCGCTTCACTTCCTATCAATCATGGTACTTTCTGTATTCGTACAAGTGATATTAAGAATGTGTCAAAACTGATAAGTACGTCGTGGTGTACGCAGCAATTACAGTTTAATTCTATTGCTCTGAACGGAAATAACGTGAATGATGCAAATTACTACAACGGAGAGTCTTCATCATACCTTATCAGACAGGAGGCTCAGGAACGTAGCTTGTCTGTGCCAGCCTTTGATTATGCGTATGGTCAGATATTCACAATCGGTGGTGAGGATTTACATGGTTTCCTCATGTCGGTTGGACAGGAATACGTGCATGTAGCCAATATCGGTATCATTCGGCAGGTGCTGGAAACACTGTTTGGCGAGACGGTTGCTACAGACTACTACAACTTCGTAATGAAAAAAAACAGGTGGACTTCTACGCAGGGCAGTGCTACGAGCGCTTGGAGCTCCAGTAGTAGTGCGATCAACTACGGCAAGTCGAGCAGCTTCGTGGTTTTGCCAGTTTTCGCTTGTTAACCTCTTTATCTCTTCATCTCTTTAAATCTCTTTTCAAGAAAATGGCACTTACAGAGAATTTGTTTATATACAAAGATACGCTTGTCTTGTGCAAGATACTTCTAAAGTATAGCAAGACCGTCAGCAAGATTGTTAGATACAGCACCTATAATGAGGCTGTCAGCAAGGCTTGCACAGCACTCGATATGATACGCAGAATCAACGAGAGCTGGACGGAAAGAGATGATCGTATACATGAATATATATTGCTCATGTCGGAAGTCAACTCAAGGATCAACCTCCTCACGGATGCTGAGTTTCTGAATAAGAAACAGGCAACCAACCTCAATCATTTAGCGGAGAAGGTACTGAGAGAGGCGTATGGTTGGCAGAAGGCAGAGCAAAAGCGCAAAGGTGAGAGTCGTGAAGCTGTATGCAACACGAGGGTGCCGTCACTATAGTGACAAGGGGTATTAACACGCAACTCTTAATGGAGAAGTGTTCAGACCGTAAAAACGGAGAATGTACCGAGATACGCAGAACAATGCTACGAACGCTTGGAACTACAGTAGTAGTGCGAACAACAACAACAAGTCGAACAGCAACGTGGTTTTGCCAGTTTTCGATTATCAGGTAGTGACGATTATCTCTGTATTTGCCATTAAAAAAAATGAAATTTGAAAGAGAATATGTAACGATAGACGAGGTATATGATGCCTATTACGACTGCTGTAAGCATAAGGGTTCAACACCAGGCTGCATCGAATACAAGATGAACTACATTGCGAATAATTATCAACTATATATCGAACTTAACTCTATGTCATACGAGATAAGTAAGAGTAAGACTTTCTGCGTAACGAGACCAAAGCTAAGGGAAGTGTTCTGTGCTGCATTCCGAGACAGGATAGTACACCATCTGCTTGCGATTAAATTTGCAGACATACTCGAAAGTGAAATGACAGACAAGGCGTATGCCTGTCGTGCAGGCAAGGGCACTGATTACGGTATCGCTGATGTCAAGAAGCAAATAAAGCGAGTGAGCGATAACTACACCACGGAATCGTGGGTGTTGAAATGTGACCTACAAGGCTTCTTTATGAGCATTAATCGTGCGCTCCTTTATAGGCTACTTGAAAAGGTTATCATAGAAAAGTATCATGGAAGTGATATAGAATGGTGGCTGTGGCTATGGAAGAAAGTTGTCTTGCACGACCCGACAAAGAACTGTATAAAGGTGGGTGATTTGAGTTTGTGGAATAAGCTGCCGAAGAATAAGTCGTTATTCACCTGTGGAAAAGGTGTCGGCTTGCCTATCGGAAACCTACCATCACAACTTCTTGCAAACCTTCTTCTATCTCAATTCGATAAACTGATGATAGACAGAGTGGGAGAAGATGGTGGATATGGAAGATATGTAGATGATTTCGTAGTTATCAGTAGGGATAAAAAATTGCTTATGAATATCCTACAAGAATCGAGAAACTATCTGTTAGAAGAACATGGGCTTACACTGCATCCACGAAAGGTTAGCCTACAGAGGGCATCGAGTGGAGTGAGGTTTACAGGCGCATTAATTCGCCCAGGCAGAACACTCCCAAACTCACGTACAGTTGAACATTTATATGACGTGATAGATAAATTCGGAACGATGTCTGACCCTAAAGGTGAAGTTATGAAGAGGTACGTAAACCGCATCAACAGCCTGATGGGCGTACTTTTTCATTATAATACATATAACGTTAGGCGAAAGGCATGGGCGATGATGCCACATAAAGACAGAGTCTTCTGTGTAAATATGAAGAAAATCAAAATAAAAAATAAATTTAAAAAGTAAAAAGACTATGGAGAAAATTAATTTTATCAAGACCTTTATTCCAGAAGGTCAGTACAGACAAACGTATGAGTACGGAAACATGGTGGTATATCACATCAATGCCGAGTATAACAAGGAGATGAACGCTTATGAGTGCTACGAATGTACTCTGCCGAAAGATTCTTTCGATGAAGCCAAAGTAAGAGCTGCATTTACGCAATTCTCTGCTAAGATGGATGCCTTGAAACTCGAAGAAGCTAAGGCAGAAAAGATAGCAGAGATAACTGCTTATGACAAATCATCGGCAGTCAACTCTTTCCTTCTCAACGACAAGCAACGCTGGCTCGATGTAAACTTACGTAGAAGTCTATCATACTCTACCAACATACTCAAAGAGGATGGAGAAAAGACCGTTGACATCTGGTTTGATACAGAGTGTGAAACCATGGATATTGACAACGTCCTGTATATGTTGAAAGAGTTGGAAGTCTATGCCAAGCAGACCAACAATGTTACACACCATCATAAGGCAGAAGTGATGGATCTTACCTCAATAGAAGGGGTCGAGGCTTATGATGTAACGAAGGGTTATCCTGAAAAATTAGTATTTTCATTTTAATCCATCCATACTCGCTTGCATCAGCTTTCCATGCAGATAGCACACTTCTTCTCCATACATATCAAGGAGGAAACAGTCTGATATATGCTGAACCACATGAAGCATTTCATGTCCGATACTATTGATCCACTCAGGGTACGATGAGGCTTCCCCTATAACGACAACACTTTTCCTTTTGTCCATATTGGAGTAGGTTAGCCCTTTATTCAGCTCACCTTTGAGCATAAGATTACAAGCATCTTCGAGAGGTACGCCATGACAGCCCAACTCCCGAAGATGCTTTCTTATTCTCATTGCATCATTCCTGCCAGCATGATAACACACACGCACCGTCCAGTCATACTGCTCTAAGTAAATCTCCTGTTCTGTCATAATATCTCATCCCAAGGAATACCTACCCCATTATGAGCACAGTCTGCATAGAAGCGGTTGAAGATAAAGCCATCCTGCTGATCCTCGTCATCAACATAGTCTTTCACAAACTTGGCAAGCGATTTCTCGTCCATTATCGAGCTGCCGTAGAAGTCTGCAACACACATATTGGCAATATAACAGGCATCATGGCCGATGTTGTTCTCTAACTCAACATCGTGTTTTCTCAGCAGTTCTTCTACACTCTCGCTGCTCATTGCCTTAATGCGTTTCCCGTTCTTTTTCATCTGAGCCACTGCCCACTCGCACATTTTCTTGTTGAAGTGCCAGCCGTTGTGTCTCAGATATGCAACCATTTCTTTCGGTTTGTAATCATACGCATCAAGCGATTCTCTATATTTTGTAGCCATAATCGTCTAAAATTTAAATGGGTCTGGCTCCGACATTTATATCGTGACCAAACCCACATAGTTAGTTATTATTATTCCTCCCAGTCTTGGTAGTCACGTTTCTCTCTGCGCTCACGACCGTCACGCATTTCTTCATCGTAGTCGTCGTATTCACGCATGCCACTTCTACCACGACCTCTGTAGTCCGGAATACGGCTTCTTTCTCCGTATCTTCCACGGCTGTCACGCTTCATTTCGTCCAGGCATTTCATAGCCTTATCGAAGTAGCGCAAACCTTTCTCTAAGTTATCGTACAAGCCATCAAACTTGTCTTCTGTAATCTCAATCATTACCATAATCATAAGATTTTAAATGAATAGATAGATAGGAGATTACTTGCTCATGGTCTGCTGAAGCCATCCCATCATCTTGTCAATCTTGCCCTCAATGCCTGAAACCTTACCTTCCAGTTTGTTGATTTTCTCGGTCTGTTCCCTCTCTTTTGCTATCTGTGGGTTGAGATTCAGTAGCATTCCCTCGCAAGATTTAACGACTCTCTCATGGTAATCTACGCTATCCAGTATCGCCTTGGATTGTCTCAGCATTGCATCCACCTCTGCGCTCATGGCTTCCTTGTTGTCGCTTACCACAAGACTCTTGTCGTTGGCTATCTGCCCGTTTGCTGGCAGTTGCTTGAAATCCACTTCCTCGTCACCTAACTTCACCTTCACGTCCACCACAGTCTCCATAGGTTGAGGAGTAAAGCCGTTGTTAAAGGCAGGGTATTTCGTCTGAGGGTTGCTTACTGAGACCACCTGACCAATCTGCAAGTTCGGGTTCTCTCCCTTGTCGAGTACATAAAATAAGGAATTTGTTCGTAGCCCTTGAAACATAATGTAATCTCCTATTATCTATTCTTGTTAAACAATACCCGTCATCAGTTGAAGGGTGTTAGTATCTCTCTCAAACCAGAGCTGAAACACTCCAGTTCCCGGAACGTCTGCAACCGTCAATGGCGCACCATTGAACTTGGTTACAGCCTGTGTCACTCCGTTGGTCTCGAAAAGGATAGGCAGCGTACCAGTCGTTCCAGTCGGAATAGCCTGCATCAGGTTCACGAAAATCGTTCCTCTGTAGCTGGCATTCACGAAGGCGTGGTTTTTGAACGAGAAAACAACATTGTTGGTGTTCACCACCACGCCCGTAGAAGCGATAGCTGCCGAACCGTTACGATTCACCCATGTATAAGGTCTTAACCATAACATAGCAGCCTCCTTTCTTTAACCCCAGAATCCTGCATTGTTGGCAGCATTCAGTCCGTACAAACCAGCCTGATAAGCCACGCAGTTAGGAATGGCCTGGAATGGCTGATATGGTACAGTCACCGTATTCGGCTGGGCGCACTTGATTGCGTTGACTTCACTCTGCAAACCAGCCAAAGCAGCATTTACAGGCGCAAGTGATTGACCGATAATCTGAGAGGTCATAGCAGAAGACTTGAAGGTGCTGTTCTCTTCACGTAGTGCATCAATCTTGTTCTGTAACTCGCGCATCTCGGCTTGCTTCTGACCATCAACGATGGTCTGGGTGCTTTCCTTGATAGCGTTGTGCAAGTCACAAGTCTGCTGCTGAGTAGCATAAGCGAGAGAGGAAGCTGTACGCTCCTGACCTACAGCCACGTTGTTGATGGCATTCTGCAAGGTTCCAGTCTGCTTACATATAGCTAATCGGTTCTCGCAGCAGCAGTTTGCAATCTGCTGAGCAATCTGCATATTACCCTGCTGCAAAGCATTGATAGTCTGCATACCGCTCATACCTACCTGATTACCTACATTCTGAACCTGAGAGGTCAAAGCAGAGATGGCACTCTGAATCTGACCTTCTGTGCAGTTCAACTGGGTAGCCAAATTGCTGAGTGCATTGCGGTTGCCACCGATGGCATCCATCAGGAGACTACGACCATAGTCATTGTTAATCTCGTTAGCAAGACCACCACGGCCATTGTTGCCGAAGCCACCCCAGCCATTACCGCCCCAACCCATAAGGAAGAAGAGGAAGATAACCCACATGAACCAGCCGCCTTCACCGCCGAAGCCATTGTTGCCCTTCATGGCGAGAAGCACATTTGGATCCACACCCTGCTTCTGGAGCAGAGGAGCAAGAAGTCCAAGCATTCCGTTTGAACCTCCGTTTTGGTTTTCACCAAAGATGTATGTCTTAGATTCTGACATAATAAATGATAGATTAATCGTTTCGTTCACTATTGAACTTGTTGCAAAGTTACAAAGAACTTCACCCCTTTCCTAACTATGCTCAAAATAAAAATACAAGCATTTAAGTTATTATGTATCAGTGATTTATGTGTGAGCAACATCTTGCCCACTTATTTAGTATCAGTCTAAATTACAAAGAAAGTAGACAAACAGGAACACAACATATTACTATTTTTCGTATTTTTGCAGAAAACTTAACGCTTAACATTTTATTGAATTATGAAGAAAATTTTAATGGGGAAATACGCTTACTGGATAAATGTATTGTTTATCATTTTTCCTGTAGCATTTGAGTGGTTCCATAACTATAATAGCTGCAGAGAATGGTATCAAATTTTATATATGTTTATTACTTGTGGCCCTGTAGTGTTCTTTGTGGTTAGAGATAAAGATGTTTACAAAAATGGTAGAATCTATAATTATAGAAGAGAAAACAGATATTTCAACTTGATAGTTTTGCTCACAGTAAGCAACATCATAAAAGCTTTATTTGATTTTTATTATTATCAAGGGGATCATGTATTAACATCAATATCTGTAAATGCAATATGTGTGCTACTATCATTGCCTGTTTCTATAACAAGAAGCTTGTATTCTAAAGAATTGGATAAAATAGAAATAATTAAAAGAAAGAGAAACTTTTTCTTGCCGTATATTTTATTTTTATTTGTTATACTTTCATCATGTTCAGATAGCGTTTATGTCTGCATGGGTAGTTTTTCACGTAGATATCACAAAACAGAATCTTGCGATGGTTTGAGAAATTGCGGTGGAAGAATTGAAAAAGTATCCAAAGAAGAAGCCGAAAGTATGTATAGGACTCCGTGTCATATATGCTACACTATAAAAGAAAGGAGTGAGCATTAAGCCCACTCCCTTTTTATTTAGTTCAACTTGTCGAGTTCATTCACTGCCCTCATCATAATATAATCAATATTCTGATTGGCAAAGTTGATACTCTCTGCATCGTTCGACTTGTTGCGTAGTTCCTTCCACTTCTTCATTTCCTTGGTAGCCGTTTCGATAACATTCATCTTCTCAGCTCCCTTTGATTGCTTAAACTTGTAGTAGTCGCCATAATTCTTAACCAGCTCATCCAAAGGAACTTTCTTTGACTTCAAGCGTTTAGCATTCGCTATCATCTTTTCAGTCTCATCCAAGTAGTTATACCACTTGCTCTTGGTTCTTTGAAGGCTTGTCTGCTCGCTTGGCGTATAGAACATGGAGCGCACAAAAGGAATATCCTTTGTTTCTGTGTCATTACCTTTCTTAACAAGTCCTCCGACTCTCTCCATAAAGGTGGCTGCACCTCCAAGATAACTGCTATATAAGTGCTGCAGCAAAGATGGGTCTGTCGCAGCATCAAGAAAATCGTTTCCCTTCATGTTCTCATTTCCAGGAGCTACATCGTTCGACCATGCGTTTGCTTTCTTGTTGATGTTGATGAGCCATTCTGGTGTACCCTTGTAGGCCAGCATCCAAGATGGCTGGTTCTCGTCAAACTTATTCTCTCTATGGATAGGAGCGCCCTTCCAGTCTGAGTTAAAGAACCATTCAAAGATAGGAGAAACTGCAGATGGAGCAATGGCTTTAATGGTTTCTTCTCCGGGTTTCTTGCCGAATGAGGCATTTCCAAGATAATCAGCCACAGGAACCAGCTGAGACATACATCCTACAGCATCCAGTGCAGGGTTCTTCTGCCCGCTGATATTCTTCGAGAAAGTAAGACCAGCCGCTAAGTCACCAAGACCATAGAAAGCCCTTTCCTCAATAGCAAGCGGAATAGTAATAAACTCGCCACCTCCTACGTAGATACAGAGATTGTTTCTTCTGATATAGTCAGGAAGCTCTCCGTATGGGTCCTTTACTCCCTTCCTGTCCTTCTCATCCTCACTGGCGATAAGCATATTGTTGATAAGAGCCATAGCCATACCACTCATCATTGGACCGGCCATGATGTAACCTATCGTTCCAGCCTTGTTGTTCTTGAAGTTCTTGATCAGTAGGTTTGTACTCTGCACTCCTGCATTGAAGAACATTGACGAGTTTCTAAACCAAGAAGCCCAGAAACCATAGACATTCTTTCTTGCAGTCTTAGCTTTACTCATCTCTCCGTTCTTGAACGAATAGATAGCATTACCCGAACCGTGTCGGTTAAAGTTGACAGAAACCTCCTTGGCATCATAAGCAGAGCGAACAGCCGAACGGCCAGCATCGCGGCTCGCGCAATAAGTAGAAAATCGAGCCAAGTTCTCTGCAACCTCGTTGGCGTTCTCCAAATTCTTGAAGATAAAGTCAAAGACATTCTTTGATACTCTGGCCTTGCCGTTCTTCTCTGTCTTTACATGAAGTTTGTACTCGGCAGTAAGGTCTTTCATGTTCTTTATCTGAACCCAGCCTGTCTCACCGCCGTTCTCCATGAACTCCTTGAAGTATCTCTGAATCTTATCGGAAGTGTCGAGTGTGCCGTTTCTGTACTTAGAGAACAATCCGAAACCTGTCATTTTCTTAAAATCACTCAGCTTAGTGTTTCTGATACCCTCGATAAGTCCAACCTGAGCATAATACTTTTCGAAAGTCTTGGTGTATGCCATACCTTCCTTGGCAAGCAGGTTGGTAGAAGCAAACTCAAAGTCTCTTATCATATTACGCATCACGAACTCTGGGTTATATGAAGTACAGGTCTGAGCCATGAATCTTGATATGGCGGCAGTAGTTCGTCCTGCCAATGACTCGTTCTTGTGCTCCAGCATTCCGTTCAGAGCCTGCGCTGCTCTTGGGTTGCCTAAGATAACAAAGCTGTGCTTCTTGCCTGCAATCATCACGTCCACGATATGCTGCGACTTGTCTTTAGCTCGCTCAAAGCGATAACCGATATTTCCTCTGTCAAACTTCTTTGTAGCAAGACCTTGCGCTTTCAGCATATCCATATCGGTGTCGAAGTCCGATACTATCTGATTAATCTCGTCAGCTGTAGCACCCTCAGGAATGTCAGGATAACGTTCCTCTACAATTCCTGTTGTGGGGTCTTTCACATACCATACACTCGTCTCCTTGACAAGGTTGTTGTCAGAGTGGTTTCTCGCAAATCTCGCAAAGGCCTGTTTGATAGCATTATCGCCTCCGTTCTTGATGGCTCTGTTGCCTAAGGCTCCTATCTGAGCCAGTATGTTGGTCTCGCTAAGATACTTGTGTCCTCTTGCCTTTGCAAGGGTGCTTCCTATGCGGTTCTTCGGGTCTCCGATTTCTGTGATATAACCATATACATCCTCAGCCGTTGTCTCGTCATAGTTTCTCAGTGGAACGTACCAGTCAAACATCTTCGATACGTGTCCGTGCAGGTCTCTGTCTATAATGCCGTTATTATAGTCTGAGTCTACCGAATATCTGGTAGCCGCTCTTACTTTATCCCAATAATCTCTTACTGATCCGGCCTTTACCGATTCCATCTTTGCTTCTGCGTCCATCACACTCTGTATGGCCTCTCCGTCATTGTATGGATCTTTCATACTTATAATGTCCTGCACACCGTGCATACCCGAATAGTCGTGTTCTCCAGCCTCGTAGTCCTTGTTCACATTATCGCGTATCCACTCGTCCATCTTCTCGTAGTAACGTTTCAGGTCGATGATTCCGCTCTTTAGCTGGTTGCCCAAATCCTCCTTCTTGACGACCCATTCGCTCTGCAGCTTCTCAGCGTCTGCCTTGGTGCTGTCATCCATACGAAGCTTTCTCACAGAATCACGCACAAAGAGCACTCTGTTTCGCTCCAATCCGTGCTTGGTAATCATATAGAGATTGAAGTTCCTTATCTTGTCGTCTGTCTTTTTGCCTTCAAATGCATCGAGTACTCCGGCCATAGCTTTCTCCAAAGGACGCATGATGTTTATCTCGAACATCTTTGCCGCATCGCTCATCGCGCCCTGCATGACGTTCTGAAGAATGTATGGATTTTCAGAAGAAGCTATATCCTCTATCTTCTTGTCCGGCACAATGGCATTCATCAGCTTCTTCAAGGAAAGCATATTATCCATATAGCTCTCCGTAGCCATATAGCCATGAGCGTCAAGCGAACGGTGGTATCTGTCAAGGGCAGTAGCTGCGGTTGGGGTAGTACGGAAATGAATCTGTCCGTCTGTAGCCTCCTGATAATCTGCCTTTGGTAAGTCTGCCAGGGAACGAGCCTTGCCATCATTTTCGTAGAACACGCCATCACGGGAAACCACACTCCGAATATCCTCATGGTCGAGACGGTATTTAACCGCCTCGGCTCTCAGTTTCCAATATGGATCATTCGGATTCTTCTGCAAGTTCTTGCTCAACCAGAGCAAGTACTTCACATCTTTAGTATTAGGAGCAATACGATAACCGATTTCATGAAGAAAATCAGATACCTTATTCTTGATACCATTCCAGAATCCAGCTTCGCCCTTGCCATCCTCGGCGAGTCGGGCGATACCTTCCTCAATGGCATCGTAGATATTCATAGGGTTGAACTTTCTCTCCTCATCCACCAGCTTCTTCAAAGCCGCATTCTCTGGCTTATCCAAGTCGTACCATACATCACGAAGGAACTTCCCGAATCGCTCTTCACCGAAAAGCTCTCTCATTCCCTTGTGTCCTACAACCTCATGCCAGATAGTCTTCTCGGCAGTATATCTGTCGTGGATATTTGGCATATATAGACAAACCTCCCCTGTCTTTTCATCGTACCAACCGGTTATATTCCTGCCTTCCTCAATAGCTGCCTTTGCTTCCTTGTTGGTGATTTCATCAACAGATGAAACCATCTTCACCTTTCCGCCAGTCTTCTGAGCCACCTTCTCCACATGGCTCTCAACCGATGAAGCAGGATAGTTGACATCAACTCGTTCCTCGCGGAAGTGAGTACCTTCTTCATCAGAAGTATTACGCTCCTCCTGTACCTTCACGCCCATCTTAGACAGGCGTTCCAGTACTGGCTTCAACTGCTCTGGCTTAAATTCAGCAAGCATATTGTTTCCCCTGGTTTCAAAATTGTTGCCATCAACCAGCTTCAGCAAATCTTCGTCCATGAAGTACTTGCCGCCCTTCGCTTTGCTCTTTGGTACACGAATCTCAAAGTAATCACCACGATAGTTATCTATGCGCTTCACCTTTACTTCACCATCCGACGAAGTAACCTCGTCAATACCTCCGCGCCATGATGAAAGTTCAAACTTATCAGCAACGCTGTTGATAGGCGCATCCGTAGTCAAGCCATTAGGGTCGAATCGGTCTGGCATCAAGATACCAGTCTTCACCTCGCCAGTATCAGTAGTGTACTTCACCAACTGACCGCCAAATCCCTGATCCTTACTGTCAACCAATGCCTGCATCAGATTGTCTGTCACGATATAACCATCCTTGCGGCTCTCGTTGCTGGTCAGTCTATCCCAATTATTAAGGTCTTGGTTCAATACCTTGATATGATTATCGCCCATACTGGAAGCCTGCTTGGTCATGCGGTCGATAGAACTGATAATATCCACCTTGTTTTCACCAGAACCCACATTTCCGGCAATAGGGAAAGTAATCTTTCTTCTGCCATCCAAGGTAGCGAATGAAACCGTAGAGGCGTTAGGCGAGTAGTTATCAGTAATCTTGATGTCAATGAGTCTACCGTAACTATTGCCGAATCCGCTCAACTCGTTAGGGTTATTCATATCTGTAGGCAGAACGAAAGTCTGGTTGGTATCGAAGGTATCAAGCACACGCTCAAACATTTCAGCCTTGGATTTCAGGTTCTTCATCACATCGTTCAGCTTATCTTTCTCCTGCTTGTAGATGTTGTCATACTGATATCCAGCCATCTTCTCAATCTGCTCATCGCTCATGCCAGAATCCTTCTGTCCCTTCTTAGCATCCTTGATATACTTCTCCTTGGCCTTTGTTGCAGCCTTCACCGCACGCTCCTCATACTTCTGAGTCTCGTCCGCAATCTTCTGGTCGAAGTACTCCTTCACGGCAGCCTTCTTCTCGGTCTTATATTCATCCCAAGTCTTACCGCCAGTCAAGCCTTCCTGAGAAGACTTCACCTCAGAAGCCTTCATCGGTTTCTTCAAGATGGCCATGTTCACCTTTTCTATATAGGTGTTGTCTGCAAATGCGTTATCGCCGCCCGGCTCTGCTCCCTGCTTCCAAACTTCCTTGTGTAGAGTCTTAGCCTTCAAAGGCAGCTCGGTAATCTCCAGGTCGTTCTCACCCATTTCGTTGAGGCGTTGAATCTCGTTGGCATAAAGCTCGCCAATCTCCTGCAACATCTTCTCCTGCTCAGAAACCTTTAGCAATGCCATTCTACCAAGCAACTTGCTTGCGTCGGCACCAGCTTCGCCATCGCCAACACCGCCACCGCTTGCAACAAGAGTCTGTGGGTCGATTCTGGACAAATCATCACCATGAGTCTTTTCCCATCCGAATGGATCAGCCATTCGTGCGTAAAGGTCAAGATGCTCTGCCATGTATTCCTTAACCACCTTATCGCCATATTTATTGGTAATATCGGCAACTTCCATTTCGTTGAACTTACTCTTCTGAGAAGAAGTTGTGTTGGCATCAAGTG